GAAGCTCAGGTTGTTGGCTTTATAGTGATGTTACATTAACAATAGTATTACCAGTTATTTTTCTACAAAAGTTTGGTAAAGATTTAACAGTTAAAGTTGATGACACAGTTAGATTAATTAATAACAAAAAGTTACCTTTTGAAAGAAATGCTAAATGTCAAGTTATTAAAATAACTGCTAGTATTAACAACAAGTATACCATTAAGAATACTAAAAATAGCCCTCTTGATGTAGTCTATTTGAAGAATTTAAGAACAGGTAGAATAGAGCCTACTTATATGAAAAATGTTAAAAAAATTACTATTTAAATGATAAAAATTACAAACACCCAAAACAGAAACATTTTATCAGAAGGTAGGTCTAATAATATGGGATTCGCTTTCTGTAAAATAGTTAATGAAAATGAGTATGAAACTATTCAACCTATTAGTCCCTGTAAAGATTATTTAAATGATGTAATATTTGCTGAAAATACTGATAAATCTATTTATGCTCATGGATTACATTTAAAAGGCAAACAAGGGATACTTGAAAGTGAACTAGTATATATGGCTATCTCTATATGTCCTTACAAGTATAATCATACTTACAATGAGAAAGACTTTATTGTTGAAAAAGATAGATTAGCTAAATATCATAAACATTTAGAATACTTTATTAATTATTTTGAGGAATTACTTGATATAGATATTAAGTCTAATACAATAATTAGTGAAGTATCTGATAATTTATATTTAGTTGAGCTACCTAAAATATGGGCAGAAAGTACTTATATGATAAGTCTATACAGTTTGTTATTAAGAGCTGGACAAACTTATGATGATACAAGTATTAATCCTATAAAATTCTTAAAAAGTGATAAAATTTATCAACCTGATGTAAGTCTAGTTAGATCAAGTATTACTAAAATAGAAGAAATACTTAAATATGGACCAATACCTCAAGATTTTAGTACTTTAAAAGGTGATACAAGTACTCATAATTTAGGTATAGTGTCTTATAAATTAGATTACAAACAATTTAAAGTAGAAAAAGCTATATGATATTAAAGAAGAAAAAAAGTAGCTTAAAACAAGCTAAAAAGATTATTACATTTTTTAGGACTCTTGTACTAACTAGGCATCCTAGCCATAAACCACTCAGAAAACAATTACAGTTATGTAAAGGTAGGAGCGTTGTAAGGTTAGGTAGTACAACCTCGCTAAATGATGGTAAAGTTAGAACAGAGGTTAATAGTGTACAAGGTATTAAGAATAGTGCTAGTAAGTTATTGATGAAACAATGTTTTACTAGAGCTGGTGTTAAAACAGCTAATTGGTTTACAAAAGCAGAAGGTGTACAAGCATTTATAAATATTCATGAAGATCTTATTGATTATGATAATTTACCTTATCCTATTATTGCTAAACATCAATTTGGTAGTAGAGGTACAGGTAATTATAAACTAGATAATCAACAAGCATTAGAACAATGGATGGTGGGTAAAAATTTAAGTAATTATATCTTTGAGAAATTTCAACCACTTGGTAGAGAGTATAGATTACATATAAGTAAGTTTGGTTGTTTCTATGCTTGTAGAAAGTTACTAAAGAGTGATGCCCCAGAAAATACTTGGCAGTATCATGATGATGTAGTTACTTGGGCTTTAGAGAGTAATCCAAGCTTTAAGAAGCCTAACAATTGGAATGATATTGTAGCAGATTGTGTAAAAGCTCAAAAATCACTAGGATTAGATATTTGCGCATTTGATGTTATAGTATCTTTACCTAATAAAGAGAATAACTCAGATTGGTTAATTGTAGAATCAGCTAGTGCTCCAAGTTTTGGTGATATCACATTGCAAAAATATTTAATAGAAATACCTAAAATAATTAATAGTAAAAATGGAAGATAAAACTAAACCTGTATTAAGACAATTAATAAAAAAAGGCTTATTTGATTATGAAAGAGGTAAAGTTAAAGTTTACCATCGTTTAGATACAAGAGAGCCTAAAGAAGAGATTATTAAAGTAATAAAAGGCTGTTGCCAAGCTATATTTGTAGATTTCCAAAAATCTGGAGATGTATTATTTGAAGGTAAATTTCAAAAAAAAGTCGGGTTATTCTATAAATGTATTTCAGGAGAAAATGTACAATTTAAAAATTGTTACGCTGAAATGACTATTAGCCTAACTGATTTTGTAAATCCTTTAAAAGATAAATATTCTAAACTAGAATATATAGAATTATATGTTAGATTATTACAAAAAATAGGCCTTATTTGTGAAATATCTTCAATAACTGCTACTAAATTATGTATAGTTATAGATTACTCTAAAATAGATTGGAATGAAGAAGCTCTTTTAAAACTTAGTTGGCAAACAATTAGAAATCTCCATGTTGATTTTTGTTCACATGTTCCAGCTAGATTTATAGAACTAGTTGAATTGTATCCAGATAAAGATTTACTAGTATTATTACAAGTAGCTTATAGATTAACTCCTTATGAAGCTATTACTACATCAACTACTAATTATGCAGTAAGTAATGGTAATCCAGTATTTAACTATATACCTTCAGGAAGTCCTAGTGCTTGGAATATTTTAGTACAAACTTTAAATCCAGATTTAAATGTTACTAATTTTAGAGAGCATTTAAAGAATCAGCTAGAATTAACTAAAGCTTTACAATTAACTCCTCTTACTTTAGGTATAACTTTTACTAGAGAAGAATATGAAAATCAATACAATAGATTAGTTGAAAGTACTACTAAAACAGAACTTTGGACTAATATAGAAAAATCAATTTTAAAAAATAAACAATTAACTAAAAAACAAACCCCATGCCTACAAACTATTTAATTACAAAATTTAAGTCAAGATCAACAAATTTAGAGTACATTTTAAAATCTAAAAATAATTATGTAAATACTGTTAATGATATAGTTATTTCTAAACCTTTAGCAGATTTTATATGTAATGCAAATTTCAGTATTGGCGGTGTTAAAAGGTTATCTGATAATAAAGAATTTAAAGACGGTGATATTTTAGTTACTTCAAATGGAAATACAGGAAAAATTGTGTATATAATAATAGATAATGGTAATGTACTTATATATCTTAATACACAAACTACACCAATTACTTTAAATGACGCGCAAATATATGTAGAACCTGTTGTTGAACCAGCTTTAAGTGATGAAGTAAAAGCCGATTTATTTTTAGATATTCAATATCAAATTATTGAAGCTAACCCTAGTTCAATTAGATTACCAGGTTTGTTAAGAAATAGAAAAACTCAAAGCTTATCAGGTTTCTTGAGGGCTTTCTTTACTGATTATAATACAAATAAAGATACTATCTTTGTAGATAATAGAGATGTTCAAACAGCCGCAGGTAAAAGACGTAGTGTTGGAGATATCTTTATGATTTGTAGATACTATTATCCAACTTGTACTTTAAGTCAAGTATATAATATTTTATTAAATTACTTACCTACAATTATGCCAAGTGGTTTTAGAACTTCTTATTGTTCTACAATTAATAAAAGAGTTTGGTATTATGATGCTACAAAAGAATCAGCTCAAAAAGATTTAAATTCTATTGATGAGTATGGTAATAAAATAGAAAAATTAAAAACTTATTTACAATAATTAAAATGTCAAATAAAACTAAGAAACCAGTAATAGGTATTCCAGCTTGGAGCCTAGGTGAGAATTCATTTGGAATACAAAAAACTTATCTTGAATATTTTGCTAAGTTTGGTCAAGTAGAAATGCTTACACCAAACGAAGACATTAGAGAAGATTTAGATTTAGTTGTATTGCCAGGTGGACAAGATGTTCAAACCACTCATTATAATGCTGTACCAGGCTTTATGAATGGCTCAAGTGACCCTTTTAAGGATTACTTTTTTAAGAATAATTTACCTAAATATATTGAAGTGGGAACTCCTGTATTTGGTATTTGTTTAGGATATCAACAATTAGCAATATATTTTGGTATACCTCTTATTCAAAACATAACACCATATCATGGTTATTCTGAAGATGGTGATAAAGAAATTAACAAATGTGTAGTTAATGCAAAATATATGCAAGAAAATATTCATCCTTCTTGGACATATGCTACTACAACTGTAAATACTTTCCATCATCAAGGAATTAGTAAACAAGCTTTAGAACATAATACTGAGTTAATACCTTTATTATGGGAAAAAGCTGTTTCTTGGGATAGACAAAACGGAGCTCACAATATTTTAGAAGGTTTTGCACATGCAAAATTACCTATTATTGGTGTTCAGTTTCATCCTGAGAAAGCTAGTTCTTGCGATTTGTCTGACATTTTAGTGGATAGTCTAATAGCTAGAAGCCCTAGATTACAAAAATTAATTAAAATAGAAAAATCAATATTAGCTTAAAATGAATAATAAAATAACAGTAGAAAAACTAAATCCAGATAATTTAAATCCAATTACTAATGTTAGATTAGGGAGTGATCCAGAGTTTTTCATAGTTGATATAAATACTGGAGAACATGTAAGTGCTGTAGGATTAATAGGAGGGTCGAAAGACCTTCCTAGATTCCTAAAGCTTGGTTATGGAGTACAAGAAGATAATGTCGCCTTAGAGCTTACTTTACCACCTACAAATTCATATATTAAAATGTATAATGATTGTCAGTGGATACTAGATAAAATAAATAAAGAGATAGAAAGCAAAGGGTTAATAGTTTTAAATGACGATAGTGCTGATGCTATTAGCTTTTCTGATAAAGAGCTAGATACTGATGCTGCTAGATTGTTTGGATGTTCAGCAAGCTTTAATTTCTGGAATTTAGAAATGAATGAATCTCCTAAAGCTACTGATGGTAATTTAAGATCAATTGGTAAGCATCTTCATGTTTCTTATAAAGAAAGAGGTTATGAAACAGATATTAATTTACTTCGTGTACTAGACTTGTATCTAACTGTACCTAGTATTATAATGAATCCTAATGGGGCTTTACGTAGAAAACTTTATGGTAAAGCGGGTGAGCATCGTATTGGTAGTGTTACAGCTGAATTACGTACTTTAGGTATTAATTGGTTTCAAAGTAAAGAACATACTAAATTTGTATTTGATAATACTTTTGCAGCTATTGATAAAATTAATAACGAGAAGTTTGTTATGGATGAGCATATGGATGACTGCTTAGCTATCATTAATTGTGTTAATAACAATGACTCTGATGTAGCTAAATACCTATGTGATAAGTATAATATCAACTATACTATTGAAAAGCAAGAAAATAAATCTATTAAAAAATCAGCTTCTGTTGAAGAAGCTATCTAAAATAATAATATATGTGTGGACTAATAGGTTTTAGTGGTCATAAGGGACAAAAATTTGATGTTAATAAGGTCAAGATCTTATTTATGTATAATCAAGAAAGGGGTAAAGATGCTTCTGGTTTCTGGACTCCTCAAACAGGTGTAGTTAAATCAGTAGACGCGGCTTCTAAATTTCTTACTAAAGATTTTAATAAGATAATACCTGATTGTTCTTTAATAGGACATGTTAGAGCAGGTTCAACTTATAAAACTTTTGTATCTGCAGCACATCCTTTTGAAGGTGATAATTGTGTGTTAGCTCATAATGGTACATTAGATAATACAGAGGCTTTAACTACAGAATATAATACTACTAATCCAGGTACTGACACAGAGTTACTGCATAAAATTATGGATAGTAACTTTGGGGCTAAAATATTTAGTCAGATTGATGGTACAGCTAGTTTATTAGTAGCTGATAAAAATATTAAATTAAAAAAAGGTCAGGAAAATAGCTTTTTATTAGCTTTTAGATTAAATAATCAAAGGCCTTTATATTTTGGTATGAGTAATGAAGGTATGTATATTAGCAGCTTAAAAGAAGGCTTAGAAGCTATTGGATGTACAGAAATTACAGAGTTTAGTACTAATATTTTATATACTATATTTGAAGGAGGGATAATTAATGATGTGGCTATACCCAGTAGAGCCCTTAAAAATAAAGTTATTAACCACTCAAATTACGGTAGTAATGTGTATGCTGGTAGCGGCTCTGCTCCTGCTTATTGGGCTAAATATTTAAATGGTTGGATACAAACAGATAGAGCAAGTTTAGCAACAGATCCTATTAAGTATGAAATAGATGATTGGTTTTTATTAAGGGAAATTAAAGTTGCTGATTGTAAATTAGTTGTTGAAAATATTGATGGTAACAAGTTAACTTTAGGCTTTGCTCAGTTTTATTACAATCAAAAACTTCTACCTATTAATCCTTTAGCGCCTAATACTAAAGTTGTTGTAATGACTAATATTCATAAAACTGATAAACCTTCTGAATTTGTATTCTTTAAAGGAGATGTAGTGGATATTCAACAAAAAGAAACTACTATTAAAGGAGCTTCTTGTATTAGTGCTACTAGTTTAGTAGATGGTGTAGTTTATGAATTAAAGAAAGAGTTTGTTAGAGCTTGCATGATTAATGAGCGCCATCTTTCAAATATAATTAATAATGCTAAACATATTGCTTTATTACCTCCAAAAACAGATCCTCCTGTTATTGAGTCAGAAATTTTAAGTACTAGTAAAATAGAAGAATCTTATTTAGCTCAATTTATGGTAGAAAATAACTTACTTAAAAATTTAAGTGTTGATGATATTATTAAAGCTACTGATGATAGTAAAATAGTATCTGAAATCTTTGATTTATGTGAAGATAATATGATTTCTTTTGATGACTTATATGGAGTAATAGAAGAACATGAAAGTGATTTAGATTTAATGACATTAAGATGTTTTAAAGATGAATTTGATACAATGAAAGAAAAAGTGTGTGAAACTTATATTAAAACTGTTGAATTATGGAAGAAAAAGAAAGAGTCCTTGCTAGCTTAGAACAAATTAATGGATTTAAATATCTAAAAAGAGGTAAGGAAAAATACTTTATCGGAGATTTTGTAGAATTAGTTGGTGATTTAGAAGAGTCAAATAATAAACCTAAAAAGTATGAAATAGTTAGTTTTATGCATGGTTTGGGAGGTGACATAGCAATTACATGTTTTAATCGTAAAGAGGGGATAGGATTATTTAGAGTTGAATCTATTAAATCTTTTTATTATAAAAAAGATATAAAAAAATATGTTCATAGAGGTTGTCCTAGAGTATTTGAAGCTAAAGAAGATCAGTTAGTAACAGATCATTTCGGTAATAAAGGTTATATTCAAGATATGATTTTAGCTGATAAGAAACTTGTAATTAAATCTTTATGTACTAAAATTCTAATTAATAACCAAGAAAATTCTTTTAAATGGGTTTTAAATACTGAATTAGCCCATACAAATCATTTTAAGTGCTTTTATGATAATCAACTTTATGTTAGTGAGTATAAAATGTATGCTTTTAAAGTAACTCAAATATCAGAAACACAATTTTCAGCAGAGAATGTTCCAGTTAATAGAGGCGCTAAAGAAAAGCTTATTAGTTGTAATCTTAAAGTTCTTAGCAGTGCTTATAGTTCTGAAATAGTTTATTTATTAAATGGTGATGAAATATTAAAAGATCATTCTGATAAATTTATTATTGGTCCTAGATCTGGGCAATTAATTCTTAAATCTAAGCTAAAGAGTGATGGATATCGTCAATATGATAATGGTTATTACTTTCCTGAGTTTAAAAACTTTAAAAGACATAACCCTTTTAATAAAGATTTTAATTACAAATTTGGATTAGATTCTCCAACTAATTTAATAACTGAAGGCTTGAAATATACTTTTGGTGTGGAAATTGAGATGGCTGATTGTACCTTTACTCCTACTATGATGCAAGATTATAATATTATGGTTGAGAAAGATGGTAGTATTACAAACTCTAGAGGTGAGAAATACGGTCCTGAAATTATAACTGGGGTATTAAAAGGTGATCATGGATTTGCTCATTTACAAGCTCTTTGTAATGAGTTAGCTAATAAGGGTGAAGTAAATCACACATGTGGTATACACACTCACATAGGTTCCGCTGATTTCAATAGTACAAATATAGTGCTATTATTTAAGCTGCTAAAACATTTAGAAGAGGATATCTTCAATATGTTACCTAAAAGTAGAAGAGAAAACAAGTATTGTAGAAGATTACCTAATCTAGATTTTAATTTTGATGGTTGTAACACCATTATGGATATGAAAATTAGAGTAGATAACTATTATACTGAACTTTTTACTAAAGCTGCTGATTCCCCTCCAAGTGATAAATTGAATAAAACCAAAAATCATCCTAAAGGGGCTAAAGTAAATTACGATCAAACTAATATTAGATATTGCTGGGCTAATTTTATACCTGCACTATTTAATACAAGATTGACTAATCCTCCATCTAACACAATTGAATTTAGATGCTTCAATGCTAGTACTAACTTTATCAAAATTAAAAATTGGTTAAAGATTTGTATGGCGTTAGTAAGCTTTGCTGAAAACTGTCATAGTGATATAATGAGTAATACAGTAACTTTAAAAGGTGAAGTATTGCCTCTAACATTAAAAAATATTATGAATAAGGTATATCCTAAATCATATAGAATTATTAATGAATTTATTGATATTAGGACAGAATTATTCAAAGATGTAGATTTAGAGGATATTAAAAATGAAAATGAAGTTAATGTTAATCTAAAACTTAAACAACTAATATAATGTGTTTATTAATGATGAAACCCTCTGGAGTAGCTTATGACCATAAATTCATGCTTAGTGCAATTGAATCTGGTATTGTTACTAACAGAGATGGTATAGGAGGAGCTGTAAGAAAAAGCTCCTCTCATATACTTAGAATGAGTAAAGGGCATTATAACCACAGTAAACAGGATTTTTACAGATGGTTAAAGAGTCAAGACATACAAGCTGAAGATGAAGTATTAGTTCATTTAAGATGGGGTACAAACGGTTCTAGAACCATATATAATCAACATCCATATATACTAGGAGAAAAGAGTACTATGAGTAGAATAGGCATAGTTTCTGAATTAACTACAGAAGATGATGATGTAAAAACAGGTATATTTGCTCATAATGGTATATTTTCTGGATATGAGTATGAATGTTTTGATGAGGGTTTAAGTGATACTTATAATTGGGGATTAAGTTATTTTAGATCAGATAAACAAATTGAAGCTCTAAAAAATGCTCCTCATGCACTTATAGCTACTAATTTAACATTAGCTAACTCATTAAAAGGTGAGAAAGTTTGTTTTATGTTTCCTGATAGAGAGATGATTATTTTAGGTACCTTTATAAATGATGAAGGTTATCTATTCTCTAATAGTGGGTATAAAAGTTATACTGAAGATAGAGGAGGTAGCTCTAATAGAGGCTCTGAATCAAACTTACTTCGTAATAAATTTCATAATCTTGTTGATATTGAAGATGAGGAAGAAGAAAATTTTCCTAGTTTTTGCGGTATTAACACAGGGTTTAATTTAAGCGATCAACAAACGAATTTTAATCTTGGTTCTGAAACTGATGATGAAAAACTTTTTAATGATTGGCTAGAAAGAACTAGTATTAATACAGATTCTGAACCTGTTGTTGAAGAATTAGAAATTATCTCTAAAGCACAAGTAGCTGTAGTTAGGAAATTAGTTAACTCTAGTTTTGAGTACGAATTAAAGCTACCTAAAATAGAAGTTAAAGTTATACCTATTGGTAGACATTCTAATAAAGCTGAGTACTTTAATACTAAGTATAATAAGCGTCACAACTTAAATTTAGGCCCGTTAGATAAGGTTATTAAAGTAACCTCTAAAGATGATGTAGCTTTAAATAGTAAGTATGCTATTGCAGCTGATTTTAGTTTACCTATTAAGTTAACTAATGAAAACTGTAAGCATTTTACACTTGTTAATATACAGGAAGAGGCTAGAAATAATTTAATATTTCCTCCTGATACTCAATTTACTGTAGGTACAGTAACTTTAGATAATGTATATATAAGAGGTACTATTTATGGAGAGTCTAACATTAGTGATGATGATTATACTGAGTATGTAATTAGAACTCATGATCAAATTGGTAATAATTTTAAAATTAGGCCTAAACATTCTATGATTCCTGTTTACAGAGATTATATGAAGCTAGTTGAAAGATTTGGAATTGAGATTTCTTTAAATAAAAGTAAGACTCTTAAAAATCTTACATTTAGCATTCAAACACAAGTAAATAAAGAAAAATCTTTAAAAGGTTATGCAACAGATAAAGCTTATAATTTTGTTAAGAATCATTATAATGGTATAGCTCTAGTTGAATTTTATAATAACTTTGTAAAAGATATTTTAGATGCTAAAGCTAATAAAAAATTAAACTTAGCAGGTCCTAAAGAATCTTTATTTGATGAACCTTACACTCTTATTGATAATCATTTAGCTAGAATAATGGACTAATTATGGTAATAAATACAACAAAAAAAGATGCTTTAAAAGGTAGTATAGACGTTTCTAAGATAGTTAAAACTTCTTTTGATTTTACAATTGAAGAAGTTTTAACTTCTACAGATGATGAATATAAACCTACAGTAACTTACATGCCTATAAGTTATTATAATACATTAGAAAAGCTTGACCAAGAGTTATCTAATTCCTATCACATGGGTAGAAATTATGAGGCTCTAACTAAAAAAGAGTTGTTACTTATAATTAGTAGTGTTTTAATTAAAACTCCAAGTTTATATTATGATACACATAAATTAATTACTATAATTGAAGATGATTATTTTATAGGGGTTTATGAAACTAATACTGAGTTAGAAGAATATTTAAATATTATAAATACAAGGGATCTTGAATTAATGGAGGGATAATAATATGAGCGAAGAAAAAGTAAAAAAATATGTGTCAAATAACGTAGATCAAATGGCTGATCAGATATTAGCTGGTAATATGGAGCGACTTCATAAATGGACAAGTGCTGCTACTAGTCTAGGTATAGCAGAAAGATTTTCTATAAAAGAGGAGCCTGAAAAAAAACCAACAAAAGGCTCTATTAAAAATAAATCAGATGGTAGTTTATTAGGTGAATTATTTAAATTAGTTTGGTATGTTACTAATACTAGTGGCTTACCCTTTGAAGTTTTAACTAATATAGAGTTATATAAAAAATCTATTTTTAATGAAGATTTTATAAACTCATTTATAAAAGCTTTAAATAACAATGTTATTATAGTACCTATTAAAATAGTTAATATAACTAATTTAAATCTAATGGCATATAATCATAGTGGCCATGCTATTGATAGTGCTATTAGAGCAAAGTTAGGATTTAGGATGTATGTATCATTTTTCCTACCTAGTTTAGATTCAGATCAAACAAATATGTACTATGATAAAGATCATATCTATTTAGAATTAAATAGTAGTACTCAGAATTACAAAGCTGCTAGAAAAGAGATTTTAGATAGTTTTAAAGACCTGGATATGGAGATAGAGCAGGTTAGTGACACTTTAGATAATCTAGTTAAAACTAATCCAGAATATCATAAAATGGTGTATGATAGAAACAAGGCTATTATTAATTTGGATCTAATTAAAAGTAAGATTATAGATTTAAATGATAAAATCTATAAACTTGAAAGTGGGGTATTACCTGATGACTTAATAGAAAAGAATAGAGATAAGTTTAAATGGCAGCGTGTTAGGTTATTTAATACATTCTTAGAAAATACTAGTAAGCCTAAAGTTACTACAGAAAATTATAGAACAATTGGAAGTAATCTTTATGGAAATTATACAACACCTCCTCTTCCTGAGTTTTTCTTAAACGATGATGATTTTAATATAAGTTCACTTGAATCTACTACATATGAAGATTATATAGACTATGACAATGGGGTATATTTTGATTTTAATGGGGATTCTTATGATTTAGATACTATTACTTTAGAAAAGTTAGATAGTCTATTAGGCCAAGATTTAATGAGTGAAGAGAGTTCTGATCAAATAGTAATGTTTAGAGGTCTTTAATTAAATGAAAGAACTTTTAAAAAAACTAAGAGATAATGATATAGATTTCTCTCAATATATTCTTCTATATAGTTTATTTCATGGAGATAAACAATATGCTGAAGAATATAATAAAGTAGAAATTTATGATAGTCATCAAGGTATTCAAAAATTAATTCATCTAGGGTTTTTAGCTAGAGTTGAGCTACTTGAAGGTACTAGTAGATATACAGATTTTACTAATGATAATTTATTTATTACTAAATTAGGTATTGAAAGATTCTTTAAAGAGTCTACTAGTACTCCTAGTAATGAATCTATTTTACCTAAGTACAAAATACTTTGGATAGAAGATTGGTATGATTTATTTCCTAAAGGTATTAAATCAGGAGGCTACTATGTTAGAACCTCTATAAAAGATTGTGATAAAAAGATGTACAAGTTTTTAGTAGATAATTCTGAATTTACCAAAGATATAATTCTTGAAGCCACCAAGAACTATATTGAGGATATGAAAAGTAAGAATTATTCAATGATGAAACTTGCGCCTAATTTTATCTATAAAGATGGAATAAGTATGTTGAGCGGAGCTTGTGAAGCCTATGTCCAAGGTGTAAACAATAATCAAGATACTTATTCAACTAATGAATTAACTGGAATATAGTTAGATGAGCGATTTAAAGTTACGGATAGACGAGGGTTTAGATGGGAAGTATGAAGGGTTATCTAATGGCTTTAATAGGCTAAATAACTACATCTTTGGTGTACAAAGAAAGTGTAAAACTCTTATAGGAGGGAATAGTGGTACAGGTAAAACAACATTATGTGATTATATGGTTAGTAATGCAATACAAGATGCAAAAGCTAAAAATATAGAACTAGATGTATTTTACTATTCTTATGAAATAGACAAAGTAACTAAGCAGTGTAACTGGTTAAGTACTATTATATTTAATAAGTATGGTGTTACTATTCCTCCTGAGAGGATAAAAGGTTTAGGTCAAAATAGGTTAAATTCTTATGAGTTAGGACTAGTTAATGCTGAAATTCCTTATATGGAAGAAATGTTTAGTAAGATAAATTTCTATTTTAAACCAGAGAATCCAACAGGTATGTATCATACTTTATGGAAATTTGGCGCAGATCATGGTAAATTTACTTATGAAAATTACACAGATTCTGAAGGAAATGTTAAGAAAAAAATAGTTAGTTTTAAACCAACTAACCCAGATTGGCAATGTTTAGTAATAGTAGATCATATATCTTTATTAAGTCTTGAAAGGGGTTTCTCTGTAAAAGAAAATATTGATAAGTGGTCTGAGTACTGCGTACAACTAAGTAACCAATTTGGTATTAGTTTCTTTAACATTAGTCAGTTTAATGACTCACTATCTAGTGTAGAAAGGAGTAAGTTTAAAGGTGTAGATTTATCTCCGCAACAATCAGATTTCAAAAATACTAGGAATCCTTATGACGATAGTGATGTTGTTATAGGACTTCTAAATCCTTGGAAACTTGATATGAGAGAGAGTCTTAATTACAAACTAAATGACTTTAAAAGTAATTTTGTGATGTTAAAGATTATTAAAAACAGATTATCTGTTGATAATATAGCAATAGGAACTCTTTTTAATCCTAAAGCTGGCACATTTATAGAATTACCTAAAGCTGCTGAAATGACCGAAGACCTATACAAAGAGTATTTAAACAAATTAAAATAACTAGATGCAAGAAGAAGAAAAAGAAAAAAATGGGGTTACAGCAAGTTTACAAAAGTATGATGAATCAGCACAAGCTGACTTATTAGTAAAAGCTGAAACATGGATTGCAAGCGGGTTATTACCAAGTTCAATTAAGAAGCCAGAACAAGCTGTTGTTATAGCTTTGAAAGGTAAGGAATTAGGACTTGAAACTATGGCTTCTTTTGAGCTCATAGATGTGATAATGGGTAAGCCAGCATTAAAACCAAAAGGTATGGCTAGCCTTATCAGAAAGGGAGGTGTAAGAACCAAAACTATAAAAGATTTTGAACCTATCTTAGACGAGAAAGGAGCTAAAGTTGATTATATTACAACTATTAGATTCTATCGAGATGGGATAGAAGAAGATGTATCTTATACCTATAGAGATGCTGAGAGATTAGGATTAACTAATAAGGACAATTGGAAAAAGCAGCCTGCTGTTATGCAGTATTGGAGGTGTTATTCTAAAGGTGCTAATAGAGTTGCCCCTGATTTAATTAATGGCCTTTATACAACTGAAGAATTAGCGAGTTTTACTCCTAATTCCCCTCAGATAGAAATTACAGAAGATGGTGATGCTATTGTTATACAATAACTTTACTATATACAAGATTACAAATAATAAACATATTCCTTTAACCACAACAAACATAATACGATAAATATATGAGCGAAACAACATTTAACTTTGCAGAAGTACAATCATCAAAAGAAGTAAAACCAGTAATCCGTCCAGGAGTAAATGAAAATGTTACTATTGGGTCAGTAACTGAAACTACTACAGATAAAGGTAAGAAGGTAATTCGAGTACCTTTTACTAGTGCTGATGGTGCAGAGTTAACAATTGACATGTCAATGGAAGGAGGGGCACCTCAGTATACAATGCGAAAACTAAAGCATTTAATGACTAAATCTGCATCAGAAGATGTAGTTAATGCAGCAACTTCAATTGACGATGTTAACAAAATACTTAAAGGTCAAACTTTAAGAATTAAATTTACAGGTGAAGAATTTGTTTCTAGTAGAGATGGTAAAGTATACGTAAAAACTGTACTAGGTTTACCTAACTTTGCAGAAGCAATGACTACCTCTAAAGAAATGAGTGCTTTAGTTTATGATACTAATAATCAGTATGACCTAAAGAAAGTTAACCAAGCAACTATTGATGGTAATGCACCTCAATTAGCTAAAACAGATGACTTACCATTCTAAATTTAATTAATTAATAACAAATAAAATCTTAGTTATGTTCGATTTTTCAATGATAAATTCTGAAGACTCCTACATAACTAAAGATTTTGTATTAAGTAGGCTATCAGATCAACAAATTATTGAGTACTATCTTAATATTAAATTAGCGTATAGTAACTTAATATCTAGTCCTTTTAGAGAGGATAAAAATCCAAGTTTTGGAATAAAATATAATGGAAGTAAATTTACAGCTAAAGATTTTGGTACTAAAGAAATATTTGATTGTTTCAATATAGTAGAAAAATTATATAATTGTAACTTCCAAGAAGCTTTAAGGATAATTTCTAATGATTTTAATCTTATTAGTAAGTCAGAAAAACCTATTACTACCAGCAATACTTTACATCAAAGTCAACCTGTAACAGAAATAACACATCTGATCAAACCTAAGAAGAATGTCATTACAATAGAAGAGCAACCTTTTACTAAAGTAGATTTAGATTATTGGAGTCTATATGGTATAGATGAAAATACTTTAAAATTATTTAATGTAAAGAGTTGTAAATATGTTTGGTTAAATGGTAGTTTATGCAGAATTTATAACAATAAAAACCCTGTGTATGCTTATCAATTTGATAAAACTTATAAAATCTATTGCCCTTTAACTAAAAACAAGAAAACTAAATGGCTGTTTTCTGGTAATCAAAATGATATAGAAGGATATAATGTTCTAGTGACCAACGTGTTCAGTCAAGAAATATCAAATTATGAGAAATCTACATTTGATACTATTATAGTAACCAAGAGTCTAAAAGATGTTATGTGTCTATACAAATTGGGTTATCAAGCTATAAGTTTACAAGGTGAAACTAATCCTTTTACTTTTGAGTTATATTTGAAACTAAAAAATCTTGGATTAAAAAACTTCTATTCTTTTTATGATAATGATAAAGCTGGAATTGCTGGTACTAATGAAATAGTATCAGCTTTTCCTGATTTTATACCTTTATACATACCAGATGAATATGGAGCTAAAGATATTAGTGATTATACTGCAAAGTTCGGATTAAGAGAAGCAAAAGTGTTGATTGATAGCCTACTCTAATACAATAATACTTAATTAAAGTATGAGGAAAGTATATGAGAGGTTACCAAATAGATGATAAAAGTATAATATATCAAAAAGTTTTAGACAACTATATAGAATATGTTACACTTAGCAACAAAAGAAGACCTACTTTTTATAAACGCGGAGTCCCTATACCTAAGAAGTATAAGAAAGAAGACTATGGTTTTAACAAAGAAGGTATATTAATTAATAAAGAAAGTAGTGAAAAAATAATTAAAAATGTTAGAAGTGTTGGAACTCCTAAGTTGAAGAAGATATCTGGACAAGATATTTGGGTTGGATTACCTTTTCATCTAAGAACCAAAATTGCTAGAGAAGTTAAATTATACTTTCTTAATGAATTAAATGATTTACAAAAAATAGACCCTAAATTGTTTCCAATTGGGGTAGATATGACTTTTGTTAAAAGTATTGATAGAAATAACTGGGATATAGATAATCTAGCTTTAATATACCGTAAGGTATTATTAGACTGTTTAAAACTAGTTGTAGGTGCAGATGACTCATCTGAATTTATTCAAGAAATACCAACAAGATTTATACCTACTGAAGATGGTAGAAGACAATTAATTATTACAATATATACTATAAATGATACAAATGAGTAAAGCCACTGAAAAACAAATTAAAAATACAACAATTAGTTTAGATAGTTTTACTTTAGCTTCAGATTTAGCTGATGTACTTATTAAAGATAAATATAAAGACCCTGAATTAATCTTTGATTATGATGAGGTTAATGATTGTTATATCTATAAAGAAAGTATAGCTGCAGAATATGAAGAAATGGTTGATAATCTAAACGATTATTTAATTAACCAATACAGTAATTTAAATATATATGGAAGCGGAATTAAAAGCTAACTCAGTAATAGAAAGGGAGTATAAAGGTTCTATTTATATGTATCCTACTGAATTAATAGAAGGTATTTTAGCTCAATTTGGACCTAAATCTGATGAGTATGATGCGGCTATTAATGGTAGGTATACTTTAGGGCCTATGATAGAAGAGTATCTAACTAATGATACTATTTCTAGTGATGAGTTTATAATAGCTTATGAACAAGGGGATGAAGAACTTTGGAGATATTATCAAATGTTTACTTTAAATGAGCCCTACAAAGTTTTATATGACCAATGGTTAGCAGTAATGCATAACGAAGAGGTTGAATTGTTAGAGGAGGACTATGCAGATTAAAATAGTGCCTAATCCTTCGATTAGAGGAACTTTAGTAGACTTTATAAGTAATACTAAGATAATACAAGATGAAGGGCTTAAAACAGCTATAATTGATGCAGATAGTATTTTATTTGCTATTTGTGTAGATAAGAAACAAGATGATTATCAAATAGCTCAATTTGGAGCTCAAACTGAAAGAACTTTAAATAATGTGATTGAAGAATTTAACACATATTTTTTAAAGATTCTAATGGACTCAGGTTGTCTTCAATATGTAGCTTTCTTAACAGCTGGTTCTCATCGTTATAGTTTTTACCCAGAATACAAAGCTAATCGAAAGAAGTTAGAAAAACCTAGATTTTTGAAAGAATTAACAGCTTATGCTATTGAAACCTTAGGTTTCTGTAGAGTAGATGGTTATGAGGCAGATGATTTAGTTAATATGTGTAAAGAACAATTGGGGCAGAATGTCTTAATTGTTCATACAGATAAAGACTTAGATCAAATTCCAGGTAATCATTATAACTACAAGAAACCAGAATTTTATGATATTAGTGAAGATGCCGCTCAGTTAAACTTGTGGACACAAGTAATAACAGGTGATTCTATAGATAATATTAAAGGAATTCCAGGTAAAGGTAGTAAGTTTGCTGAAACTCTATTTGAAGAAGATGAAGAAGGAACACCTTTTCATAGTTTAGTATTACATGAATATGTAACTAAATTCGGAGAATACCAAGGTATAGAAGAGTTTACTAAAAACTATAAGCTTATTAAGTTATTAGGATTAGGTAATTCAGGGCTATTTTTTCAAACAAGTTTAGTAGAAGATAAGTTAGATTTAGAAGCTAATTTAAATCTACAATAATAATAATAATAACTAGTAAGAGGAGATAGATGATAGAGGAGATAGAGAAAACTAGTGAGAAAGGTAATTTTGATGTAAATAAAGTTACTAAATCAAATATTTTTGTAAGAAGTATGTTAGGGTATTCATTTGATTTTTATGGTGAGAATTTCCATAATTGTTATATTGGAGGAGATACTCAAAAAGATGTTTTATACTTAACATTTAAAAAACCTATTTTAGACCAAACCAAATTTAATAAAATATTAGAAACTTTAAGTATAGATGAGTACTATATTGGATACAAAACATCTGAAGATTGGTGTATTGTTAAAATGTATGTACCTATGCAATACCTAAATGATTTTAATAAGTTTGTTAACGGTAAGTATTCACAAATGAGTGAAGACTTTAAAGAGAATTTATTGAGTATCTTATTAAGATATGATAAAACTAAAACTCTTTTTAGTAGAACTAAAGCTTGTTTATATCCTACAAAGGAAGCAAGAAAACATTTAAGTGAAGCTTTAGGGGTTACAATAGATAAGGATGCTGAAGTGGCTTCAGTTCCTAATATGGACATAGAAAGGTATAGAGATGAGTATTTTAGAAAAGAAGACAATGAAAGCAAAGGAAACTATTAAATACGATGAAGGTAAACCTTGTCTAAGTGATGTGCCTCAATTAGCTTTAATGAGTGTGGCTAAAGTATTTAATTATGGAGCTAATAAATACTCCAAATTTAACTACTCACACGGTACTAATTGGTTACGTTATTATGACGCAGCTCAAAGACATATGAGTTCTTGGATGACTGGAGAAGATATTGATGAGTCTACCCATAATCATATAGATCATGCAATAGCTAGTCTAATGATGCTTAGAGAGAACATACATCTTGAAAGAGGAGATGATGATAGAAATGATATTTACAAAAAACAACAATTAAAATTAGAATTCAATGAATAAAGAAGCAGAACAAGTAGTTTACGCAGAAGACATGGTTAAACCAAATGTATTTGTACAATTTAAGAAGTTAGATGAAAAGGCTGTAATTCCAACTTACGCTAACATAGGAGATGTAGGAGCAGACTTAACTGCTACTTCAGTTAATCATGTACCAGCTACTATTGAAGAAGCTGCTTACTATGAGTATGGTACTGGGTTAGCTATTAAGATACCTGAAGGTTATGGAGGTTTTATATTTCCTAGAAGCAGTATATCTAAAAAAGATTTATTTCTTGCTAATGCGGTAGGAGTAATTGACCCTAGTTATACAGGCGAAATTAAACTACGCTTTAAATACAAAACTTTACCTAAGTTGTATGATGCAGGCGAAAGAATTGGCCAGCTTGTTATATTACCAATACCAACTATTAATTTTAGTGAAGTTTCAGAACTTCCTATAACACAACGTGGAAATGGCGGATTTGGAAGCAGCGGAGCCTAGTTCTGATGATAATAATTTTGAGTTTACTATGAAACATTTAACTGCTAATGGGTTAGGAATAACTGTAGATCAGTTAGATGTTTTAGTACCTCAATTATCAGAAGAAGAATTTAATACAGTTAGACAGTTTTTGATATCAGAAGATTCAGAATCAGAAAAAGAAGCTAAACTGGTTATAAACAAATACCTAAAGAATGAATAGTAAAGGAAAGAAAGAGGCAGTTAAAAAGTTTAAAAGACTATTTTATGATATTGAAACATCTTATAATATAGTTAAATCTTGGAGAATAGGTTATGAAGTTAGGTTAACTGATAAGGATATTATCCAAGAAAGAGCAATTATTTGTGTAGCTTACAAGTGGGATGGAGATAGCCAAGTTAAGTATTTAGCTTGGAATAAGGGTGATGATAGTGAGTTAGTAACAAAGTTTGCTGAGATTTTAAATTCAGCTGATGAAGTGATAGGGCATAATTCAGATAGATTCGATACCAAGTGGTTGAGAACTAGATGCTTATATCACGGAGTAGCATTAACTCCTTTTATTCAATCTATTGATACTTTAAAAGAAGCTAAGAAACTATTCTTATTTAACTCTAACAAGTTAGATTATATTAGTAAATTCTTAGGTTCTGAAGGTAAGATGGAAACTGGGGGATTAGAATTATGGGATGACGTTGTTTTAAGACACAACAAACAAGCTTTAAACAAAATGGTAGCATATTGTAAGCAAGATGTTGAAGTCTTAGAAGAAGTTTTCAATAAACTAAATCCTTATTTAAAGAATAAAGTTACTAAAACTATTAGAGTAGAAGGTAATGGTATTAACTGTGTGGAGTGTGGCTCTCCAAATATAGTTAAACATAAGATAAGAATTAGTATTGCTGGAAGACAAACCCAACAATATCAATGCAAAACTTGTGGTAAGTATCATTCTGTAGCTATTAAGAAAGATAGTAAAAATAACTAGGTAGTATCTTATGTATTATAAGAGAAAGTTGTAAAAATTGATTAGGGAGGATATATTGTATGTCCTCCCATTCAATAATGTGTGGTAGATAAATAATATATATGATAGAAAACAAAACAGAAACATCAATTCAAGTGTTAAGCGACTTAGTAGTTTTTAACAAGTACGCAAAGTATAACCCAATCTTAAAAAGAAGAGAAGCCTATAGTGAAGTAGTAGATAGGTATATAAATATGATGATTAAAAAATATCCTACTTTAAAAGAAGATATTATTTACCAATCAAAGTTTATATATGATAAAAAGGTATTGCCTAGTATGAGAGCTATGCAATTCTCTGGCGCTGCTATTGAAAAGAATGAAGCTAGAATTTATAACTGCTGTTATTTACCTATAGATGACTATAGAAGTTTTAGTGAAATTATGTTTCTACTATTAGGAGGTACAGGTGTAGGCTATTCTGTTCAGAATAACCATGTTGATAGGTTACCTGAAATACATAAACCTACTAAGGAACAAAAGTATCTTGTAGGCGATAGTATTGAAGGTTGGGCTGATGCTGTAAGACATCTTATGGCTAGTTATTTTGGACTTAGAACTACTAAACCTAAATTTGATTTTAGTGATATTAGACCTAAAGGACAAAGACTTATTACAGCTGGTGGTAAAGCTCCAGGACCTGAACCACTTATGAGGTGTTTATTTGAAATAGAGAGGATTCTTGATAGAAAGAGTAATGGTGAGAAGTTAACCTCACTAGAAGTACATGATATTGTATGTCACTTAGCTGATTCAGTACTAGCAGGAGGCATTCGTAGAGCAGCATTAATTTGCTTATTCAATGCAGATGATGAAGCTATGCTTACTTGTAAGTTTGGTAATTGGTGGGAAGAAAACCCTCAAAGAGGTAGGGCTAATAACTCTGCTGTCTTAGTAAGACATAAGATATCTAAAGAGTTTTTCTTAGATTTGTGGAAGAAGATTGAGCTATCTAATAGTGGGGAACCAGGTATTTACTTTACTAACAATCCAGATTGGGGTACTAACCCTTGTTGTGAAATAGCTCTAAGACCTTATCAGTTCTGTAACTTATCTGAGATTAATGTATCAAATTTAGAGTCACAAGAAGACTATAATCAAAGAGCAAAAGCTGCTTCATTCTTTGGTACATTACAAGCAGGATTTACTGACTTCCATTATCTAAGACCTATTTGGAAGAAGACTACTGAGAAAGACGCTCTAATAGGTATAGGAATGACAGGTATTGCTTCTAATGAGATATTTAAGTATGACCCTAAAGAAGCTACAGAAGTTGTTATTGATACTAATAAACGCTTAGCTAATTACTTAGGTATTAATCCTGCAGCTAGAACAACTTGTATTAAACCATCTGGTACTACTAGTTTAGTGTTAGGTGTAAGTTCAGGTATTCATGCTTGGCATAATGATTACTATATTAGAAGAATGCAGATGAATAAATCTGAGGCTATCTATGAGTATCTAAGTGCTAATCATCCTGAGATTATACAAGACTATAAGATGATTGCTAATAGCGCTGTAGTAGAAATACCTATTAAAGCACCTGAAGGAGCTACTATTAGAAACAAGGAAACAGCATTAGAGTTACTTCAAAAAGTTAAATTTCTAAATGAAACTTGGATTAAACCAGGTCATAATGCTGGTGAAAATACTCATAACATATCTGCTACTATATCTGTAAAAGATGATGAATGGGAGTCTATTGGTAATTGGATGTGGGATAACAGAACCTCTTTTAATGGGTTAAGTGTTTTACCTTATGATGGCGGTAGCTATATTCAAGCTCCTTTTGAAGATATAACTAAAGAGAAGTATGAAGAATTAGTTAAACATATTCATTCTATTGATCTTACTAAAGTTATCGAAGAAGATGATAATACTACACTAGTTGATGAAATAGCTTGTGGAGCATCTGGTTGTGAAATAAAATAATTATAATATGAAAGAACCTAATAGACAGAGAAAAGGAGATATTAAGGTGATCAATGCTATCCAATTAAATGATGAGCAGAAACATGCTAAAAGTCTTATCATCGCAAATCAAATTGTAGTGGTTACAGGTAGGGCTGGTAGTGGTAAAAGTTTAGTCTGCGCTCAAGCAGCTTTAGACTTCCTTAAGAAGAAGCAGGTAAATTGTATTTGGAATACAAGAGCAGCTATTGAAGTAGGTAAATCACTAGGATTTCTTCCTGGTGCTTTAGATGAAAAGTTTGACCCTTATATGGAAGCTTTTATAGAGAACTTAAATAAATGCTGTACTAATAAGGCTGAGGTAGAAAATCTAATAGAATCAGGTAAAATTAAAGCTCTGCCTATTCAATTTATTAGAGGTAAAACTATTGATGATATTCTAATTTTAGAAGAGAGTCAAAATACTACTAAAGCTGAAATGCTTGCTATTCTAACTAGATTAGGTAAAACAGGTAAGATTATTATTAATGGGGATAACGAGCAAAAAGACATTAAAGATGATTATAATGGTCTGAGCTATGTTATTGAATTATCAAAACAAATACCTGGTATTAAATGGATTAAATTAAAAGCTAACCATCGAAGTGACTTAGTAGGTAAAATTCTAGAATATGAGTATGATAAATAATTAAAGGTATGATAAAAACAATAGTATATGAACAAGAAGTAAATTATGGTAGATTTGGACTACTAAAACTAGTAGATGATAATGTTACTTTTGATACTTCTGATGGTGAATATGGTATAGTTGTATTACCTATCATATTACTAGAAGAGGCTCTTAAACAACATAAAATAAAACAAGATGAAGATTTGGCACATTAGCGATACACATACTAAACATGAATATCTTAATCCTCCTAAAGATTGTGATATTGTAATATTTAGCGGTGATTGTAGTAACCCTAGAGAGCCTTCTATTAATAAAGTGCAAGTAAGAGATTTTATAACTTGGTTTGTAAATCTTCCTATGAAATATAAAATATTTGTAGCAGGTAATCATGACACTTCTATTGAAGCTGGGTATTTAACAAAAGATAATTTTGAATCAGTAGGAATTACTTACTTAGAAAACAGCTCAATTGAAATAGAAGGTTTAAAGATATGGGGTAGTCCATATACTCCTAGTTTTGGAATAGGTTGGGCTTACAATAAGAAGCGTGAAAAATTACATGATTTGTGGGCTACTATACCTGATGATACTGATATTATAATAACTCATGGTCCTCCTAAAGGGATTATGGACTTAGCTTATCATAAAATAGATAATAAGTGGTTATTAGAGTATTGTGGATGCGGTGCTTTATTAAAAAAAGTATTTCAAATTAAACCTAAGTTAGTTTGTTTTGGACATATTCATGATAATGAAGATAACTTAAATTCAGGTATTAGACAACTAGGAACTTTACCTACTATTTTTAGTAATGGTAGTGTAGTAACAGATGGAGAGTTTGATAAAGGGCCTAGTAATAATGGTAATTTAATAACAATTTAGATGGTAACTATATTTAAAAAAGGTAATTTTGAATCTCGTACTAATAAAATCTTAGCGGTATTTACTAACACAGTAATACAATTAGATAAGATGAATGAGGAAATTTCTGCGAGTAATAGATTAAAAGAAGAGCAAATTAAGGCTATTCAAGATACTATACGAGATCAAAGTAAAGTATATTACAAGAATGTAGTAATTAAAGATAATATTAATAAAATTTTAAAAGGGTAAGAATGAAAGGAAAGACTAAAACAACAAAAGGTAAAGTTAAATGTGTAACTACTAAAACTATTAAAGGTAAACGAGTTACTAGTACAGGAGATGTATTACCTAAAGGAGTATATGTAAGTAATAAGAATATTGCTAATCCTACTTATATGGCTCGTCCTACTTTAAACGGTGAGAGAGTTTATTTAGGTAGTTTTGCAAGTATTAACAAAGCTAAGAAAGCTATTAAAGAAGCTATTAAGTAAATAAAAAAAGGAGAGGTTTAACAGCCTCTCCTTTTTATTTTTATTTAGTATTTACTAGATTGAGTTGTTTTTGTAGGCTCAAATAAGTTTATAAACTTATAACCTGGTATCCATTTATAAAGATAATAGAGTTTTTCTTTTTTATCTTTTATCTTCTTGTTACCCATAATGTTAACTAGACTTCTACCTTCGGCCTCTCCAAAAATTTCATCAAACCCCTCATCAAAAGTATTTTGTATAGTTTTAGTAGCATTAATTACTAGTCCTAGTATAGGTAAAGGATTATTAAGTAATGTTATCCAATCTCCAGGATTAACTATTCCCATAAGCTCTCTACGATACCTATTAAGAATTCTATAAGACTGGCGCGTTGCCCAATTTTTTTTAGCGAACTTATCGTCATCATCAAACCCTCCGCCAAGTATTCCAAGTAATACTAATAAAGTTAAAATATAAGTTATTTCAGTTGCTAAAGCTCTAATCTGACCTTGCTTATATTCTAAAAAATCTTCAAATGTAAGGCTACCATTTTTAACAGCAGGTAGATGTTCATTCTCTTTTAAAAAATTATCATATAAAACTCTAGCTCTATTTTCATTAACTTGAGCAAACTTACTATTTTTAACAAAAGGTAGCATATTAGCAGCTAATTTAGCACTAGCTAATCCTACATATTTAACTAAATTTAATATTCCAACAGCTTCAGGATCTACTACGTCACTTAATAAAGCAGTATATCTAGCTTCAGTAACTGTATTAGTTTGTGGATTGTATCTTAAAGATTGTTGTGATAGTATATTATCTACTCCTCTAAATCTCTCTTCAGCTAAAGCAGGTAACCAGTTTCTAAAACTCATAAATAGCTTACCCATAACAGTCATGTTAGCGGCATTCATATCTTCAGAGTTCAGACCTCCTTTAATAGTTGTAGTAGTATTTAATACAAGGTTTCTTAATTGAGAATATAACTCAGCATTAACATTACCTTCTTTATCAATTAAACCCTCCACAATAAGAGCTTCTCCTTCTATCTTACTATTATCTAGTAAAGACTTTAAACCCTCTTCTAAACGCTTAGCATTAAGTCTAACTAAATTATTATTTTTATCTAGCCCATAGTTTTGTAACATAGAATACATTACTTGCTCATCTATATGTTCATCACCTACTCTAAATCCAGCAAATAAAGTATTATAATTTATATTTTGAGCTAAATTATTTTTCCCCATTTTAGCTACCTTATCTAGCCAAGGCATAGATTTACGATCTTCAGGTTTACCTGCATAAGGCTGTATAAAATTAGCTAGAGCAAAGTATAAAGGCTTTTTTTCATTAGAGTATCTATCTTTTAAAGACTTACCCCACATAGTTTTAGTATAGAAATATCCTTTATCACCCTCAAAGAAAGCATTAGTTCTAGCCCCCATTAAGTTAACTAGATTAGATATAGGAGAAATAGCAAGTTCTTTTATTTGTTGATACTGCTTAATTTTTAAAAGGCCTTGTTTAAGCTTACTAGGTTTATCTTTATAGAATACTCCGTATAAGTGATAGTTAACCATATCTTCAAATAACCTAGACTCCTCAGTTTGAGGACCTTCTTCTGTTTGAGCTTTTTGATCATTGTTAATTCTAACTTCTTTACCATCGGCTGTAGTTTGGTTAACACCTTTTTCAGCAAGTATATCTTTTAAAGCTTCAATAGTACTCTCAGTATGTTTTAAGTTATTATAACTAAAAGCCATTTGAGCAAATACAGCTAAGCTAGAAGACAAATCAAAAGACTTTAAAGTATTATCTATATCACCTTGGTTATTAACTAAAGGATTAATAAAGTATTTAGGTATCTCTCTTTTTTGTAATCCAGTAGCTGGGTCTATTTCTCCTCTTAATGTTATATAACCTTCTTTATAAAGAATAGTATTGTTTTCTTGAACACTCATTATGTTCATAAAGTTTTCTTTAGAAAATACAGTAGAGCCATTCATAAACTGCTCCATAGTATTACCTTTTATCCAAGGTATAAAGTTATTAGGTACTTTAGTATACTGTATATCAAGCAAGCTTCTAAATTGCTCCATACTTTCTTCCCAGAAATTATAGTAATTTAACAAAGCTGGAGTACTTCTAATCTTAGCATATTCAGGATTAAGTAAATTTTCACTTACTTTAGAAGGATCTATTTCATAATACTTATACCAATAATCACTATATTTACTAGTAGAAGATTTTAAATCTGGATTGTTCTCATTAATCCATTCAATTAAATCCTTATTAGTTTGTATATCACCCATAGTATAAGAATTTATAATCATGTGTTTTTGTAAAGCTGCTTGATAAAGCTCTTTATAGTCTTCTTTAAGTTTTACCATACTATCTAAAGTTTTGTCATCTTTCTCTCTTCTAGCTTCTTCTAATTCATCATATAACTCACTTTTAAACTTAGTATGTAAATTACCTGACTTCTTGTTAATAAGTAAATCATAAACTTTAAAACCACCTAATCCATTAGCAGCACCCCAAACTTGAAGTTCTTTATTAAGTTTATCTAATTTATCAGTAAACTTTATTAAATCTAATCTTGTTTTAGTGTTAGCACCTTCAATAATAGTTCTAGCTTTTTTAAATATAGTATTGTTAATATTACTAAATCTACGGAGCAATTTATCAAACCAAGTTAAGTTTTTATCTCCGAGCATAGCAGCTCTGTCATCTAAATTTAAAGTTAAATCTATTGTTCTTTGTTTTAAAGCCTCTTCTAGATTATTAGCAACACCTGCAATAGTATCTAAGTTAGCAAAATATGCAGCTCTATCTAAAGCATTAGCTTTATCCTCAGGAATACTTTTAATAAAGTCAGGGGTACTATTAGCAATAGCTTTAAAGAGTTGTAAATCCGACATTAAATCATCAATCTTAGATAGGTTTAAGTACAAAGTGTTACCTTCTTCTAGGTAATCGGATTTAAGCGTTCTATTAATATCTAAATAGCCTTGTATAAGACCATTATAAAGTTCAGTAAACCCTTTAATATCTTTCTTTAACATAATAGAGTTAATCAAAGAATTTAACTTCTTAATTCTACCTCTAAGTTTAAAAGCTTCAGCTGTTTCATCAGCTAATCTTTCTAACCTTTTAGTTAAGTTATGCTTTAATTTATTAGCTTTTGATAAAGCTTCATCTAATCCAGCTACCCCAGTACTTTCTAAAGTAATAGGAATAGGAGTAAGAAATTTCTTTTTATCAGAATCCTCTCCCATTTTAATAGTAGTAATAACATCAGTTAGCCTAGCACCTTCTTTTTTAGTAGGATCAGCTTTTTTCTTCTCAACAAATCCTATTTGAACAGGCATAATTCTAGCAAACCTAAAATTTTTAACTCCTGTCTTCTTATACATATCCATAAGAGTAGGTAATTGCACATTAAATTCTTCTATCTTGTAACCAGGAATCCAATCATCTTTAACTATATTACCATTAGCATCTAGCTTACTATAATGAGGAGTCATAGTTTTATAATCAAGTACCCCACCAGATTTATCACTAAAAAGAAAAAATAAGTCAGCTGTACCCCCTTTAGAACCATCAGTATCTAAATTAAAATCTTCAGCTTGAATAAATACCTTTTTAGTAGGGTCTATATCTTTTTGTATATCAATACCTAATTTAACTAACTTTTCTATCTCAAAAAACAAAGCTTCAAAGTCTTGAGGATTTAATCCTAACTCATCACTAATTTCTTGAACAGTTTTTAATTCTTCCTTACTAGGAGGGTTTTCTATAAATTTAGCATACTTATTCTTAAAAATATTAGTTAAATCTTGAGCAGCTTTATGAAACTTAGTACCTCCATTTCTTTTTACTTCATTATCAGGTAAGTTAGATAGCTCATCAGAAGCTTCTTTACCTCGTCTTTTAACAAAAGCAGCTTTGTTTTTATCTGTTACACGACCTTGAACAGCTAACTCTTTAGTATCTATCCAAACATATCTAGAAGTCTTACCTGAGCCATCTAAATGTAAGCCTTTAGTAAGTTTACTATTGTCTACAAGCTCAGTTGTAAATAATCCTTGTAGTATCTTTCTTCTAGCTATAACATCTTCAACTGTATCATTAGGATTTCCTTTTAAGAATTCAAATTTCTTTTGGTTAACTAAATCTCTAACAGTTTGAATATCAAACTTACTTGGGTCTATTGGACAATTTACTGGCATTTTCTTTCTAATTTATTTTCTTGTACTAATTCTTCTATAATATCTTCGTTACTAGTTTGGTAATATAAATTTTTGTATTTACTTTCTTGTAAATTAACAGGTAATACATTTATGTAGTCAGTCTGATCTTTAGGTCTATCAAACATTAACTCTTTTTGTCCTAATGGGGATAAACTAAGTTTACCTTCAAAAATATCTTGCCATGATGCTACATTTTCAAAAGATTCTTCCTCATTACCACCAATAAAAAAATCTAAAGTTTTAATTTTTTTAGCTCCTTCTAATATAGGCAATAAATTATTATTTGGACCATAAACATTTATATCAAACATTGGAGCACTAGGATTAATTTTTCTTTTAGTTTCTATTCTATATCCTTTTGAAGCTTGTAAATAACTTTTTGTAATATAATTATTAGACTCATTTTTTATTTCTCTTAATTTAACAATATTTGGTTTATCCATTAACTTATCAAAAGCTTCTTGCCCATTTTCATCTAACCATTTTTGAGATACTTTAAAATCAAGATCATGAATCTGCTCACCTCTCCATCTTTCTATATTTGTTTGTTTAGCAATAGCTAGACTGCCAGCAAGTTTAAATGGAAGATTTTCTGTGTACTCATTAACTATTTGTTTTGAAAGAAGGTCTTGATCTAAAGCCTTATTATAATCTACATTTGAGTAAGCAAATGATTTTTGAGATGTTACTAATGATTTATCTCCAGCTAGCATTCCTTCAGCTATTTTTACAACAGCTTGTTTATCATAGACTATACGATTATTTTTTTTAATATTAAATTTACTACGGATAGATTTAAAGAACTCATCAATTAAAGCTTTAATTTTTTGTAATAATGTTTTTTCAACAGGATTTTTAGATGTGTATTGATTAACAATTGCATCTCTTATAAGATGTCCTAAAGCTTCTATTTTAACTTTATTTTCATCTTTATAAATTGGCATATATTGTTTTTTAACACTATTATATCCTGACCAACTTTCTATATTTGTAAAAGCCTCTTTAATTAATGGATGGTTTTTACCCATAAGCATAACTATCATATGAGCAGCTTCTTCAGGTACTGTAGTTATGTTTCTTTTAGATGATAAATATATAAGCTTTTGTATAACATCTGTAGCCCCTAAAGCATCTACACCAAATCTTTTTTTAAAGTCATTTAATTCTTTAGTTGTTACCCCAAATTCATTAAGAAATAAAAGAAGCTGGTCATCAAGTTTTTTTTCAGCCGCAGGAAGTTTTGATTTATCAAGTTGAAAAAAAGAATTATTATCTACTTCTGGTTTAACACTCTCCATAGTAGTAATACCCAACTCTTGTAAAGTCGGGTATCTATTGTGTATTCCAGATTCAGTCATCCATTTAGAAACCATCATTTCAAATTCTAATGGCTGCTTTTTACTTTCAGCTAATAACTTTTGGAATTCTGGGTTACTAGAAGTTATACAGAATGTAGCCATTAGTGTAAGTTTTCTAATTTATAAATTACGTGAGCAAATTGTTCTAATATATTATCAATCATTTGCTCTATATATCCTTCAGTAACTCTAGCTCTCATAGCCTCAATCTTAGCCATCTCTTTCTTAATATAAGAGATAGGCTCTACATTATTAGTAATCATCATTGATGAATAGTTTAACATAAGACCAGTTTTAACAAAACTTTTCTCTACTAAATCATCATTTAAATCAGCTAATGATGAGTAGAATGCACCAAGTGCCTCATGCATTGCAAATGATTTATCTCTTGCTTGTAGATGTACTATATGCATTTGAATTTCAGCTTCAAATAAGCATTGTGATATAGCTTGTACAGCCATTTTAGTTGATCCGCTAGGTTCCATTTGACTTCCTTTTAATTTAGGTAACATTTTATTTTATTTTAAGTTAAACAAGATTTTAAAAACTCAATAGTTGATTTTCTATCTTTTAGTAATTGAGCTTCTATTTGAATTAAAGCATTATTTTTATCAGCAGACATTTTTTTAGCTATCATATTATCTAATATAATAACTTTTTGCTCATTTGTGAAATCTTCAAGGTTATAAAAAGTATCAGCTTTTTTATCTTCAGTAGAAGTAGTAGCTTGTGATTGAGTAGATACAGGTATATCTCCCGTATTATCAATACCTATTTCAGCAAGTTTTGTATTAAGATAATTCCATATTTTAGGAGCACTGTCTTTCATATTAGAAATAGCACCTTTACCAAAAGGCATTTCTGCACCAAACTTAATACCATTATACTTCTTAGATGCCTGTTTAATAGTTTCTATTTCATCATCAATAATTTTCTTGTATTCATTAAATTGGTCATCTGTCCATTGAGTTCTCTTATCATCTACCATTGTAGTAATAGGATAAACATTTTTAAGACCTCTTGCTACAGCTTGTGTTTTACTTGCATATTTTTTATCTACACCATATTTTTTAGCATACCAACTGTTAGGATCAATAACTCCTGAGCCTGACGTTCTACCAGCATTATCTGTAAATAAATACATATACTCTGTATCTTTTTCAGCTGATTCTCTAGTAAATCTTTGTGATTCATTTAGAGGAATTACTTTAACACTAGTAGATGGTTGAGTAGATGTAGTAGACCCGCTAGAACTTACTTCAGCAACTTTACCAGTTATTCTTTCCATAATATTTCTAACTTCATAACCATTTAAGTACTCTTCAATTTCAGCAGCTTTATTAGCAACTTCCCCAGTTAAAGGTCTAGTATAATCAATAGCATTAAACCCTCCTATAGGGCCGATACTCTCACTATTAACACCATTAATTAAAATAACTAACTTACCAGTAGAAAAATCCTTTTTAAACGGAGAAAATATATTACCTACTTTAGGTTTTTTATTAATTTGATTAGGATTAGCTAAGAAGAATTTAACATAGAAATCAGCGAGTACTTTATTAGTAATACCTTTAACATCCATAGTAGCTATAAAGTCTAATACTTTCTTTTGAGCTTCGTAAGGTAAAACCTTATTAAGTTGGTAAGTACTATTACTTATACCAGATTGGAATATATTAAATACTATTAAATCATCATATAAATTTTCATCTATCTTTTTAATATCTGCAAATGCTTGAGCTAAACTATTAGCTTCGCTATCTGTTAATTTACCTGCATATAACTTTAAGTTATCTATCTTTTCATTCTCATTAATACCTAGCTTATTATCTAATTGAGCTACTAATTGATTAATTAAATAGTTATTTTCAAAAGCTGGATTCTTTTTAGCTTTAAGTATTCTTCTAGCTATACTATTATCACCTTTAAATAAAGTATCAAACTTACCTTTAAACTGTGTATTATTTTTAGTATTTTGAATTAAGTAGTTAATAAGGTTTTCATCAAATCTTTGTCTAGCTTTACTATTAATTTCTTTATTTTTAATATGGTCAAAAGCTTTAGCTCTTAAATCTTCTGTTAGATCTCTCATTCTTTCAGTACTCTTAGTAAGATAAAGTTGATCAAACCATTTAGATATTAACTCTCTAGATTTAATAAAAGGAGTTAATAAACTATTGTTCATTAAGTCATCTATAGTTTCTTTACTAAATATACCATTTTCACCAGTAATCTCTTTATAAAGAGTTTCTAGAGCTTGTACGTCACTAGGACTTTTTTGATATTTAGTATCAGCTGATAGTTCAGTTTTAACATCTGTTATCTTATTAGCAGAATCTTCTATAGCTATCCATGTATATAACTCATTTTGTTCATTAGGAAACTCTTTACTTAGATACTTAATAATATCTTCTTTTTTATTTAGACCTCTTTTTACACTAATTGACTTAGCATTACTTTTATTTCTTAATCTATAGTATTCTCTTATAACAGGGGAATTAACTACAGAGATAATATCTGACACAGAGTACCCTTGTAATACCATATAACAAACAGGATTTAAGGTATCTAGTACAATGTTAACAACAGCTGAATAGCTATCTTTAACAATATCTACCTGACTTGTAATAAGAGCAGACAATACATCTTCTACTTCTTGTACATAATTTCCAATTTGTATACTAGTTATAGAAAACTTAGTACCATCTTTTAAAGATTTATTATACATTTCCATAATCTTATGGAATGTAATCCAAGTAGCTACAATACCTACACCTTGTTTACCTCCTACATATTCTAAAGTTGATTTAACTAAAGAGCCTATTTTAAATATATCAGTAAAAGGTTTATTAACAGAGTTATCAGTACCTAAAGTTTTCTTCTGCTCTATTTGAGCTAATTTTTGTATATCTCCTCCAGTAATAGGCTTTAAAAATCTAGCTATCCTAGCAGGGTTTAATAACATCTCTATTTCAACTTCTAGTAATCTAGCTTGTAATTTTTTAGTACCTTCTAACTTATCTGAAGATATAGTATTAAAGTTATCATCTAAGAAAGGTAAGAATAAACTTTCCTTATCTATATCAAAATCACCTCCAGTCTTTACAATAATCTCATTAGGTACTATAATAGTTTGAGTATACATTGGATATAAAAACTTCTTAACTTGTAGTACATCATTAGAGCTAAACTGTTGATTAGGTATCCTTAAACCTTTAACTATAATTGGAGGTACAAAACCAGCTTCTATATCAGCATTAAGTAAATCAATAGCCTTAATAATATCTTTAGTTCTGTACTTTTTAAATAGGCCAGGTAGCTTTTCTATTGGAAAAGGTAGTGCACATTCAGCTGGGTGTACTTCAATTATATTACCATCTTTATCATAACTAAATTCATAAAATTTTAAAAAAGCTCCGCCTACAGCTTTACCATTACTCGCTTCTCTATTACCAGATTCCCATCCAGTACTAGGAGCTTGAGCTAGCATAGTACCATTTCTTTTTAAGATAAGTAAGTTATTAGTAACTAAACTAGTTAAGATATATTGTATCTTAGGGTAGTTAGATAAACTTTCAATATACTTTAATCCTCCTTCATCGTTAACCCAATCAGTAATAGCTTCTAGTATATTATCAGGACTTCCTCTTTCTACAGCAGCTTTTCTAATTAAATTAGCAAACTTAGCTCCATTATTAATAGTTAATGAATTAGTTCCTTCTGTAGTATTATATTCATTTAATAACTCTACTGTTAATTGCTCAACTAATTCAGAATAAATATTTTCATATTCAACAGCATTATTCCAAAGTTTAGATTGGTTTAATTTATCTAAGTCACTTAAAGAAGCCCACTGCTCAGGAGAACCATTAAAATCAATAGGTCTTTCACCATCTTCCATAATACCACTAAGGATAGTCTTTCTACCTTGTGTAGAATCAGTTACCTTAGGTTTAATTTCAAAAGCTATTTCATTTTGTTTACCTAGATATCTATAATCTAATGTACCCATATCTCCAGGTTGCAAAGGTTCATTATTAAAACCTTCAAATCCTACTATTTGACCATCTACTATTGTAGGCGTATAAAATAATCTACGAGTGTTAGAAGCTCTAATAGGAGCTCCTACTTTAGAAGCAGAAGCAAAATGTATTGTATCAATACCATTCTTTAACATAAAGATATTTAAATCTTCAAGAATAGTACCTCTAATTAAAGAAGGTATAAGCATACCATAAGAATTCTTACGATTAGATATTACACCTGTTCTAGTTTCAGGATCTTGTTGAGCATAGTTTTCTTTACTCATCATATAGTTAGGCCCAACATATTGATACTTCTGCTGAGTAAAAGGTCTAATTACATTCTTCATATAATTATTTATTTTCTCAGGAGTATCAAAAGACTCTGGTATTTCATATAATCCATATAACTCTTCTTGAGAATTAGCAGATAAAGCTTTTAACTCTTTTTTAACTACTTCTAGTCTACTACTGCTAATACCTTCAGTTCTAAAAATACTTTCAGCAGCAAAGAATATATTACCTAAAGAATAACCATCTGTTTCTTCAAACCCTCCTTTAGGAAAGTAAGCTTCAAAAGATTCTAAATCATTTTGATATATCTTTGCTAGTTCTTCTCTAATGTGAGCTACAACTCTAGGATCGTCAATAACTAATTCAGTTAAAGTACCATCAAATTTTTTTCTGTAAAAAAACTCTTCACCATCTTTTAATTTTATCTTATAGTTAGGACTGTTAAATAGGCTCTCTAAGTAACTATTAGTTACATTATCTACTATCATAACTTGCTTAGTAGATGATTGCATATTAGCCCTCTTAACAAAGTCATATATTAAAATAGATTCTTCAGCAGTTACTTGTCTAGCATTATTTAAGTTATTAGTAAACCCTTTAATTTTATAAAAAGCAGGGTCACCTAAAAATAACTTAGATTGTTCTACAGCTCCTACAAAGAATTTAGCAGCGGCTAACTCAATAGCTTCATCATAAAATTCAAAGGTATCAGGTTTAGATTTAAAAGATTCTGTTAAATTACTAATTACATTTTTATTTAAGCCTGCTCCAGGAGTTAATTCATTTATACCAGCTAATCTAGATTCAGCTTTAGTTTTAGCGAAGTAATCATTTATCCAAGAATCCATTTGTTTATTTACAAAATTATTCCCAGTAAAATCTAATTCATCTGAATTAATTAAAGCTTCTAATCTAGCTTGATGGCTAGCATCTTTTTTAAAGGTGTCAAGTATACCATTAAATACTAAAAACTCTTGTCCTAATGTATCGTAGTTTTCTATATAAGCTTTATAATCACCTCTAGTTTTTCTAACACGTTTTAACTCACTTACAAAGTAATCATGTAAGTAACCTTTAAATATACTTCTCCAATTGCTTGTAGGTGTATAATTACTAGCAATATCACTAAATATATCAGTTACCCCATACCCAAAACTATAAGAAGGAAACATACTTCTATCAGCGTGTTTAATAGCAGGAAAGTTATTCTCTAAAGTATTATTTAAAAAACTACTCCATAAATCACTTTCTACTAGTTTACTTGTAGGTAACCCATCATTATCTGCAGTAGTACCAGCAATTAAACTCATTGTTATTTTAGTACCTTTAGCTAGATATTTATTTAACCAAATACTATCATAACTCCAACTATTAAGTATCTCAGGGTATATTTCATTTAATCGTTTTAAATATACATCTTTAAATGTATCTGCATCTACTCCATCATATCCTAACTCATCTCTAACTAAGTCAACAACTCTATTTAAGTTATTAATTACTAAAGTTTGATAAGTATTTAAATTAATACTAGATACGTTATTACCACTAACATTAGCAAGCTGATTATCATAATCATTTCTATAAGGAGCATTAAATTCTATCATAGCCGTAGCTAGAACATTAATTGTAGAAGGCTCTTTACCTACTTGTTGGAATATATCTATAGGATTTCCACCATTCTTTATAAAGGTTTTAAATTCTCCTAGAAAAGCAGCATAAACTTCAAAGAATGTTTTAGAGCCTGCTAAGACCTTTATTTTCTTTTTAGATGTTATAACACCTTTAGAAGCTAAAGGAAAGCCTATAGCTTTTAAAATCTCTTCTTCGCTAGAATACTTATCATTAAGAGTGTTAATTATTTTAGATTTATTTTCAGTAAAAGCAATATCTAATTGCCCACTCCACTCTTTTAACATTCTATTTTGCATGTTATTAGTATCAGCATTTTGAGATTTTATCTCATCGCCATTAATAACTTGGTTAATAAATTCGTATTTAGTGTTAGAAAAAGAAGATATAAATTTATTTATTAAAGATATTCTTGGTAAATTAGATTCATTATTATCTTTTAAAGATAGTACATTACCTTTATCATCAAATATAAATTGTTCAGGATAAAATACTTTTTGATGTAACCATTCAATAGTAGGATTAGTTTTTCTCTCATTTTTAATAACTCTCATAAAAGCATTTATATCAGCAGGCTGATTAACAAATACATTCATTAGTAAGTCATTAGCTTCACTTTGGGCAATAGGAGATTCTAAATTTAAGTTATCACTTAAAATAGCATTATTATAATCATCTACAGAGTATCCTGTAGGATTGTCTACTAAATTTTGCTTACTTAACTTAGGTATACCTGATATAAGTAACTTAATGGCCCTAGAAAAACTATCTTTTCTATTCTGCTCTAAAGATTCAGTATTCCAATTATCTCTAACTTCTTCAATAGAACTTTGCAATTCAAATGAAGTATCTTCATCACCTTCTTTAAATTTAAATAGGTTAGCTATCTTTACTTTAAATGTATTTAAAATAAGATTAGCATGATCACTATCTTCAGGATAGGTAAATTTAAAGTAGTCTGCTAGAAAACTAGTAGGAAAGTCACGAGAGATAGCAGAAGCTATTTCCATATGTCTAGGATTAGTACCATCAAACATACTAACCATATCTAATAAAGCTTCTTGATAAACTTGTTGGAATTTAGAAGTAGATAAAGTATCATCTAATAGATTACTAAAATCATCTAGACTACTTAAATTATTTACTAAATTCTTTATAAAGTAATACTTTAAACCTTCAAATAATTCAGACTGTTCATTTGTAGATAACTCAACACCTTCAAAGATAAACTTAGTCATAACCTTAGGGTCTAGACGTTTTATCTCTTTAACTTCTTGAGTAGTTGGTATTTTACTATTATTCTTATAGTAAAGTTTATAAGCATTAAGTTCGCCATATTGACTTACTAATGCTTTAAAATCTGGGTGTTTTGGATTAGGACAACTTTTAGCCATTCGTTATTTTTTTTTAGTTCTATTTTGACCATTAAACTTATTTAGGTCACCTGTTTCAGTACCACTTGGTTTCTTAGTAGATGCTACTCCAGTACATTTTTTTATTTCTTCTGCTACTTGATCTACTGTTTTATCTTCATTAACTTTTTGATTAGAAGATACTTCTTTAACTGATTCAGGAGCTTCCTCACTTAAACCAGATAGTTGCTCATTAACTAACTTATCAATATTAGAAATTACATCAACAATATCATTTAATAATCCAGCATCTACTAATTCATCTGTTAGCTTATCTTTAAACTCTTCTACACTACTAGATGTAATATTGTATGGTATAGGAGGTAATTTTTTTATAGTAGCAATAATTTTACCTATTGTACTATTATTTTGACCTGTAATATCCTCATCTTCTGAAGTTCCAGGCACCCCCTCGTCACCTTGATATTCAACTTCTTTATTACCAGGTGTTGCAAACATATTTAAAATTCGCAAAGCTTTTTTTTCTGCTTCAACTCTTTTACTAGGTACTACTACGGGTTCTGATGTAGTAGGAAATAAAGACTCTCCATTCATAGTATTAGAAGGAGTAGTAACTACAGCAGTACCTTTATAATAATCTTCTATATTTTGTATAAAAGCATCAAATGAGATGCCATACTTATTAAGAATAGTCATAACTCTTTCATGACTACTTTTATTTTTAGCTTTTAAATTAACTACTAAATTATCTAATACTTCTTTATTACTATAGTTAGATATACTTGCTGTATTTTCTTTTGTAGCTTTTATAGGCTCTAATTTAGGAATAGTAGAATCTATTTTAGATAGTAAAGAATTTAAAATATTAACAGTTTCTTGAAGCCACTTATTTCTATCTAAAGTGAGATCTTTACTTTTTTGTAATTTTTGATCATTAGATAATGACTCATTACTCATTACATTAATTATCATATTAAAATCTAATTTATCAAGCTCATTACTTAACGATTCGTAATTTTTGCTATCAATTTTAATATTTAAATTAAAGCTTTTGTTAATATATTCAACTAGTTCTTGAATACCTGTCGTTTTATTTGTAAGTCTATTTTCAAAAATAAATCCTATTCTACTAAATAATGCAGCTCTAATAATTGAATCTAAACCTTTGTTTTTAATTATACTTCTAAAAACTTTTTCAAAATTAGTACCATAAATTTCAGGTGCTCTTAATCCAGCTTGTTCTGTAAATTTACTACTTTGATATATAAAACTACCATAATGAGCTTCTACTACTTCTTCAAATAAATTTTTAGCTGTTGGCACAGGAGTTGCAGAAGCACTAGCACCTCTTAAACCTGCTGGAAGATTTCCTCCAAATACTATTTTGTTTTCATCAAATTCCACCTCAGTAGGAGCATCTTTTCCAGCAGCTGGGCCTGATGAAGGTTTAGCGCCAGGAGTTGAAGCTGGTTTAGGAGCAGGTTCAGGTTCAGGTTGAGTTTGTAGTTTATTTAATATTTTAGGTTTACCATTATTAGAACTATCTAATATAACATTTTTAGAAGCAAATAGCATCTTATTACCATTATATTTACTATTAGAACTAACAGCATTTGTAATTAAAATTGGATCTTTAGAGTTTAATAAGAACTCTTTATAGCCATTTGGATAAGTTTTCCAAGCTAATTCTCCTTTACCATTTATATAAGGGTGCTTGTAAAATTTATTTGTAGCAAACATATTCTTAGATATGTTATGTCTTTTAGTATCTAAGAAAGCCATAAAATCTAAATTATACTTAGGGTTATCTAAATTAGCTAAATCAATAGCAGTAATAGCCCAACCTTGATTAGGGTTTGAGAAATATACTTTATTACTCTTTAAGTAAATAGTGTTCTTACTACCTGGATTTTTAGAACCTCCCCAAAATATAATATTATTCATTAATGATAAAGTACCAGTTTTACCAAATATAGGTACATCTGTAACTTTCTCATTATTACCCATATTATCAGCTATATAGTAACTCTTACCATCATTACCAATATTTAACTTTTTCTCACTAAGACTACTTTCTGTTTGTGTCCTAGATTGTTGTAAGTAGTATATAATAAGTTTCTTATCTTCTGTAGATATCTTTCTTTGGTTAGCATAGAAATACTCTTTAGTTTTTTTATTATAAACTATAACAGCTCCTTTCTTTCCATTTTTAATTTTAATTCCAGAACCTGGTATTTCCCAAACCTCACTATTATCAATTACATAAACACCTATATTCTCTAAGTCTTCTGGTTTTTGAGAATCAAGACCTCTTTTGTTTTTTAATACTTCAGCTACTGAACTCATAGGAGATTTAGCAACATCTTTATTAGATTCTCTAGTTAAAAGAATACCATTAGTAACTCCAGGAGCTTTTAAATAAGTAGTTTCATTAGCTTCCATATTAGCTTTTAACTCTGCTATAAACTCGTTATAGTTAGCTTTAGCAAAATTTGTTACTAACTCTTTAAATTGTGAAGGAGTTAATTTCTTTTCTCCAACAGTAATATACTTAGTAGGATCTGTTAAATGAATGTTAGTAGGGTCTTTAACTTCCATACTAGCATTACGCATAAAGAAATTTACTAATGCATTTAAGTTAACTTTACTTTTACCTTTATTATCTATTAAAGTATCTGCTTTAGGTAAAAATGTATACACATACTTACCAGTTTTAGATACTTCACCTTGATCATCTGACTTAACAAACTCTCCATCAGCAGTATTTACTAATACAGTAACTATATCATTTGCTGGATCATGAATTCCTCCACCATTAGAAATACGTTTTAAAGCATCTATTTTTAAATCAGCAGGTATCTTAGCACCAGATAAAAGATATGTTCTTAAAACATATTTAGAATTAGTTATATCAGGAGTATTTTGTTCTAAGAAGTTATTCCATCTTATAGAATCTTCATTTTTATTAATAACTGGATAACCATCTGCATCATAAACTGTTTCTAACTTACCTTCAGCATTAGTTTCATACTCTACAGTCATATTAGTAGTATAAAATAAATGGTCAGATAGAGCATTACTATTTAAAACTCTACTAGCAATTTCTGTATGAATAGGTTTAGGATTAAATTCTTCATCACCTGCTTTTTGTGAATCAGGTAAATTACTAATTTCATCTTTTCTATCTCTATTAAGAATAGTAGAATATTCTATTTTTATAGATTGTAGTGCGTTATTTAAATTTTCAAATAACTTTCTATTATTATTAAATCTAATTAGATTATTAATATCAATTAAATTTTGTTCTAATTCAGCTAATTGTTGTTTAGTAACTACAGCTTCATTTTCTAATGATTGTCTATTTACATAATTTAAATTTAAATTTATCTCTTCTAAATCTTTATTAAATTCAGCTCTAGCTTCTTCAATTGTAAGATTATAAGTAGTAGCAAACTTTTTAAATATATAATCTGCTAAAGCTCTAATTTTAGGATCTTCTAATAATTCAGCTGTTGTTAAATTATATTTATCAGCAACTTTCCACTTAACTTTAAACCATTGAGGTAAGTCATCTATTTTAGTAGCAAATACCCAATTTTTAAAATCATCAGATTCATTTATAGCAGTTTGTAATAGTTCAACTTGTTTTCTTAATGCTGCAATTTGTTCAGTAACATTATCTTTTAATATACTAAGTTGATTTAAAGCATAATCTATATCATCAGTATTAGCTAACTCTTCTAAATCTTTAGAAAGTTTTTTAGCCCATATCTTATCAATAGACTCTAAGTTCATTTGATCTAACTTTTCTAAAAACTCATTTAAAGAAAAATCTAGGCCCTTTTTAAAAGAGTCTTTCATTTCTTCAACGACTAATAATAAATCATTCTTTTGAGAAGCTAGTTGATTAAATACTCTAGATATATCCTCTTTAACTTTTTCTAATTCAGCTATTCTTTGTTCTAGAGCTTTTATAGATTTGTTAATAGCTCCTTTCTCTTTAATATTACCAACAAGTTTATAATACTCTTTTTGAAAAGCTAACTCTTCTTTTAAAGCATTTTGCTCAAGTAATACTTTTTTAGCTTCCTCTATAGTAGTTATAATCTCTTTATTTAAAGTGTTAGCAACTGCTTCTAATGCTTTAATTTTAGCAGCATTAGTTTTAATAGCTGTAGACTTTACTTTATTAATTAAAGTTTGTTGTTTATTAACAAAATTTATTTTATCAAAGTATTTAACTATAAACTCCTCATTAAATAACTGTAGTACACCTTTTTTATTTTTAACGTATTCTCCAGTTTTAATATTTTTTAATAGTAATCCTTTAGTCTTTCTATCCTCTATAATACTTTGTAGCTTATCATTATACTTTTGTATAATATCAGCTATCTTTTCTTTATCAGTAATAGGATCTAAACCTTCTAACGCTTTATTTTTTTCATCTTCAAACTCTTTTCTTAGCTCTGTTATATTAATAGGCACTAATTCAAATGCAGTATTTTTACCAGCAACCTTCATAACAAATTGATTACCAATAATTCCATTACCTCCTTTATCTACCCAACCAGCTCTTTTAGAATTTTCTCTAACTATGTTAATCTTTTCTTTATCAGATAGTTGTTTAGCCTCTTCAGCTGCTTTAGTATCAACAGCTTCTTTATCAGCCTTAGCTATAATATTTAAAGTTTGAGTAAAGTTATTATTAGTTAATCTAATCCAAGCAGAGTTCATTGCTTTTCTTTCCCCTATTAATTGGGTTAAATCATTTAGCTTTTCTATTAAGTCTAATTGTTCTATTTTTGAAATATTTAATTTAGCAATAGAATCAATAGCCCCATCTAATTTATCTAAATCTTCAGTGGTTAAATTTTTAATAGTAGTTGGATTTAGTTGACTAAAATCTGCTAATACATAAGCATTATTAGTTACCTTCATAATAGTAGCAGTAACTTCATTATAAACATCTATAATTCGTTTATCCTGAGTTTCACCTAAATATAAACTTCTATTTAAAATATCTTTAATAGCTACTTGTTTAGTTTTATCTCCATCAGAAACTAAAGCTATTTGTTCACCAAACATAGCTTCTAAATCTTCAGTAACATTTTTTAAATCTTCAACAGCTTTTAAATTAGTGCTAGATTGTTTTCTAATGTAAGTCATTACCTCATCATCACTCCATTTAGCATCAAAAAAACTTTTTTTACCTTTAGTTTCATCTTTAGGGTCTACTGGTATAGTATACTTATTCCTAATATCATCAGCAGACAATTTAGTTTCATCTTTTAACATATCAGAAAGCTCTTCATATTTACCAGCTTTGATATAAGCATTAGCTAAATTATAAAACTTCTCATGTTTTAAAGATTCATAGTTATATTTATCACTACTTAGTAAGGCTTGTTGTTGTGCTTGATCTAAATTAGCACTTCTATTTAACATCTCTTGGAAGTTAATAATAGTTCTAGTAGGATCTTGTTTTAACTCTGCTGAGTACTCATTAAAAGCTTTATTAATTTCACCAGCTCTTTCTTGTGCTTCTACATTTTCAGTGTTAGCATCTTTAAAAGATTGGTAAAGTCCTGCACCAGGCATTATTAATCCAGTAAGGGCCCCTAAAAAATAATTAGTAAGACCTTCTTGATTAGTAGAATTAGATAGACCTTGGCCAACACTACTAATAATATCTGTAATACCTCCTTGCTTAGCTCCTGTAAATTTACCTGAATAGTAATCTTCAGCAGACTTTTGTACTACACCTTGGAAAAACTCTTCCATACCTTCTCTATTAGAAGATATAGCAGCTTTACCTAAAGTGCTATACCATTTAGGTTTAATAGCAGTAGCTATGTTCTCTCCAGCTTTTAACTCATTTAAAGCAGTCATCTTAATACTGTTTTCAAATCTCTTAGCATTTAAAGCATAGTTTTTTGCAAACATATCTCTATACCCAGCAAAGTTACTAGCTGTTAATAATACAGAGTTCCAAAGAAATTCAGCATTCTGAAATCCTTTAACATTCTCATCAAGACTTTTTAACTTCTCTTCGTACTCTTGCTCCTTACCAGCTTTAATTCTATTAGTTGTAGGGTCAAAGTATTCTTCATCTAAAGCTTTTTTGTTGGTATCATAGAATTGTCTGCCATTACCTAAAGCTTCTATCCTAGCTTCACCAGTTGCAGCTATAGCAGAGGAAGTTATTTGATTAGCCCTATTCCAATTTCTGTAAGTCTTAGCGCCTGATTCAAGCATACCTTTAACAGTAGCAGCTGTTGTATTAGTTAACTCAGGAGCTTGCTGTAATAATGCAATAGCTTCATCTATATTTTTAGCCTCTCCAGTAGCAATAGATTTAGTCATTTTATTAAATAACTCTACTTCTTTCTTTTGAGTAAAAGCTTTGCCTAAATTACTAAATAAATTACCGCTAACCATACCAGCAGCCATAGCTCCTCCAGCAAACCCTAGATTCTTAATAAACATATCACCCCAAAAGTTAGCTGCTTTATCAGCATCAAACATTTGATCTAATAATCCGCCTTCTTGTTCAGCTTTAGTTCTGTAGTTTGCAAAAGCACTTTCCATCCCTTCATTAAAATCCTGCATAGCATTACTAAAAGGATTGTCAACAAAAGCATTTAATAAATCTCCACCTGATTCTATATCTCCAGCTGCACCTTTAGCAATCATATTACCTATTCCATATACAGTCCCTCCAAAAGTATCTGCAAATGTAGTAACAGCTAGTCCAGCTCCTTTAACTACACCATTAGCAAGTTGATCAATACCTGGCTGATTAATAGCTCTATGCTCATAAAAAGAATCCATAGGATCACCTTCAAATGGTACCATATACCCTTGATCATACTGACTAACTTCTTCAGTAGGTAATATTAACGACTGTCTATTTTTATAAGGAGAGCCTATTATTCCTTGACTCTGCGCATTTGCTAGTAAAAAATTTATATCAAATGAGGGGTTATTATTTTCTGGCATATTGTTTATTTATTAATAGGTATTGCTAATGCTCCTCCTGTATAACCTTGGTTATTAAAATCAGACCATTGATAAAAACTTAGAGTATTATTTTTTCTGGCTTTAGGTTTAGCTGAAAAACTTCCTAAATCATGATAAGCAATAATTAAATCTTCAGGTTTAATATTTTCTTGTTTTATAATTTGTTCAGCAGTTTGTTTAATTTGATTAATAGATCCTGCAAAATCTATTGCAAATTTTTTATTGTTAGCTAAAAATACTACAGAACCTCCACCAAATTTATTATAACTATCTTTACCATTAGCTACATTAGGAAATATAAAATCTGTAGAAGTAGATTTTTCATTTTTCTTTGTGATAGGATTATAAACATCATAAGGAACTTTTACAGGTATACTTTTAATTGAACTTTTAAAAGAACTATGTCTTTTTCCTTTATCATCATAAGTAAATACAACTTCGGTTTTCCCATCCCAATCTAAATCTGTGTATCTTAATTGTCTTAAAGGTGTTTTAACTTTAGATTTATCTGTAACTTCAGATAATCGTTTGTACTTTATATTAACTTTATCTTCATTTTTAGTTACTTCTACAACAAATGGATCTGTAACTGTAGAACCCTTTGCTATTGGATTTCCTTTTAAATTTTCATCTACATAACCTTTACCATATTTATGTTGTGTATTACTTGCTAAATCTGTATCTAAAATAAAATGAGCTATACCTGCAACATTTTTATATGATGTATTAACATCACTAGCGCCTACATTTTTTACAGGTACATAATTAAATCCTTTGTTCCTATCAAACTTATTATAATATGAAAAATATTTATCTTCTTTAGAATTTTTTTGAGCAGGAACATCACCTAATAATTCAAAACGAGCTTCAACTTCATCAGTTGCTTTTGTAGTAGGTTTAGTAAAAGTTACTTTTTTAGCTTTTATTATATCTACATCAGGATTTGCTAATCCTTGTTTAACCATTGCTCTTTTAGCCCATTGTGTAACATCTTCTGCAGCATTTCCTATAGCAGTAGATGTGCTTATCACACTTTTTTCAAATGCCTGTAATGTTGATTCTTCTTTAACAGGTGTTTTAGCTACTGGTACTTTAGTAGGTTTTTTAGTTGGTATAAAACTTAAATCTCTTTTAGCAGCCACTGTCGGTTTAACTACAGGTTTAGTTTCAAAGAAATTAGCTTGCTCTAACTTTTTATAAGTTTTACCATCTTCTTTTTTAGATATAATTTTAGCTACTTCTTTCTCTCCTATAGTATCTACTATAGTTTTTAAAGGTGTAGTTGAATTAACATTTATAACTTTACCTAATTGTTTAGCAGCTTGATTTACACTCTCTGTAAAGTAATTTACATACCCTTCATGATTATTGTTATCTGAAGCTGGTGCATATTTTTCAAGAAATGTATCAACAGTATGCTTTCTTTCAGGTAGCGCATCTTTTTTAACTTGCCTATTTAAAGCACTCCAACCATTTTCTAATGTTGTAAATTGATCAAACCCTCCCTTATCTTTAGGTAATTTAGGGTCCCACCCTTTTAAATTCCCAGGGTTGTTATTAAATTCTGCTCTCGTAACTCCAGTAGGGCGAGCTTTAGTTTCTACTGAAGTTTCTACTTTTTTCCAGCAGCAGGTTTATCTAGATAATCGCCTTTATCTACATCTAATTTTAAACTATATCTAGTAACAGCTTCTGAGTTAGTATATTTTCTATTAGGATTATCTGAATGGTACCAATAAGCTTTAAATCTACCCTGCTTATCTTTCTCTCTTATAGCATAAACATATTTAGATGGATCGTTTGGATCTAAATAAACTTTTTCACCATTTGGTTCAAATTGTAAACTATGAATATCATTAATTAAATTATTAACATTTTCTTTGAAAGCTATTTGAGTATTTTCTTGCTCTCTTATATTTGGATCAGGGTTCTTAGAAGTTTGTTTTAAATCCTTTATAAAGAAATTTTTAAACGTACCATCTTTAGCAAGGACAGTAATTTTTACTGCATTACCCCAAGAAGTCTTATCTGCTGAAGCTACTCTTAGACTATTATCTGGATCTACCGAATATATTGAAGCAGGAACATCTGCTAATTTATCGGTACCTAATGTATACCCTAAACTTTTGAAAAATTCAGCTGAAGAATTTCCTTTAGTTAATTCTTTCATAGTACTACCATCTATAATAGATATATTTTGCGATAAGAAACTGGCAGATATATCTTCTAAAGTTATATTTTTATCCGCTTTTCCTTGTATACCTAATATTGAAGGATCTATGATACTTGTAACACCCTCAGTATTAAAATCTGTAACAGCTGCATTTGCATCTACATAACCACTTTCAACCATTTCTTTAAAAGCTTTTTCTAGTGAAGTTATAGATTTACCACCTTCCATCTTGTCTAAAGCTTTTTGCATTAATTTAGGAGTTATTGCTTTTAAATAATCTTTACCACCTTTTCTTGCTGGGGCTATAATATTATCAACAACAGCATCTTGATTTATAGCTCTATAATATTTTTCTAACAAATCTAACTTTTTATCATCCCAATCTGCTAACGATATACCTTCTTCTCTAGGGCCGCCTGTGTAACCTTGTGAAGTATTTCCTAAAGCATTAGGTACTTCTCTAACAGTAATACCCTTTAAAGTTTCATTCATTTGCTTTTTAAAGCTATCAATATTTTTAATACCTGCAACATTAACTTGAGCCCCTTTTGTTAAAGCTCTATTAGCTAAAGGTGTAGCTTCTACTTTCTTAGTTTCTTCTTTTGGTAATTGCTGATAAGATTTATTATCTTGAGTTATTTCTCTTTTATAATAACCAGGAAAACCATTAGCAGCATCTTCTATAAATTGTTGTTGAGTGTACTCTCCTCCACTTAATCCGTATAGTTGTTTTTGATATTGCATAAAAGGAGTGTTACTATTTCTATTTTCTTGTTCCCAAACATTTCTAGCCCACTCTCTCACTTTTTCTTCTTTTAGTTCTTCTCTAGTGTATTTATGATCTCCTATTTCAACCATAGGTACACCAGTAAGTGTATCATACTTTTTAGGAGCTAAATCAAATTGATTACTAACAGCATCGCCAACAAACTTATCCATTTGATGCTGATAGTTTTCTTTATCATATATACCAGTAGGTGCTATAGTATTATATAAAGCAGCATGCTGATCATCTGTAATTTCAGACATATTAACTTTATTCCAAGTTGGAGTTTGTCCTAAATAATTAAAGTTAGTACCAACAGCTCTATTTAATTTACCCTCTACTAAGTTTTTATTTTGAAATTTTGAATAAACAGCATCATTATTTATTCTTTTAATAGTATCATTAGTATTATAAACTTCAATAATTTTAGTTAAATTTTTAGAAGCTTCTTTATAATCCATAGTATTATTTAATAAGCCATTTCTAACATTATCAGTATTTTTTTTTAGCCAGTTATTATACTTTTGTTCTTCTTCAGTTGTTGTGTAATTTCCGCCTTTAACTCGAAGTTGGCTTGTTTTATCTAATAAGTCATCAACAGCGTCATCATTAGCTTCCTTTTGAACTAGATTCTTTTGCATAAAATCTAGGTTTAAAGGAGAAAACTGGGATTGATACTCTGTAGTACTTGGTTTAAAAAATCTCATATTTTTGTTTTTATATTAATATAATCAATTAATTTGATTATTCTATTGGTGTAACTGGAGTTTTAGAATCATTAGCGCTTATTTTCTTTCTACTACTCACCTTACCATCAGCATCCATAACATACTCATAACCATCTGCAAGTAGCGGTAGCATTGTGTTTTGTGTTTTATTCATAGCTCTATCTTGACCATATCCTAAAGAGTTTTGCCCAAAGTTATGTAGACCTTGACTTACAGCACTTCTAGCTGCATCTTGTTCTTGCTGTCTAGCTTCAGATTCTCTCATTTGAATTTGAGCATTATACTGATCTTTAGTTAAGTTAGTTTGATTTAAACCTTGTGTATTAGCTATATCATATTGACTTTTAATACCAGCCATAGTAGCAGCTCTATCCATACCTTCTTTACTAGTCAGAATACCCATATTAGCAAGGTACTCACCAGCACTAGTAGTAGTATTTCTAGCAGCGTTTTTAGTTGAGTTGTAAGCAGATGTCAATCCTTTATTAGCAGCAGCCATAGCTCCTCTAGGATCAGCATATTGATACTTACTATTCATCCTATCAAAATTAACAGGATCACCACCTTTTAAACCTCGTGCAACATCATAAGCAGGGCCTATAGTACTAGCTAGGTAACCTAATGGATTAACTTTTGTTTGTAATGGCTTATTAGTATTTGTTATAGTAGCAGGTGTTGGTGATACAGAAGATTTAGATAATGTAGGAGATGTAGTTTGTAAACCTACTCTAGATCTTTCATTTTCTATTGCTTCTTGAATAGCCCCTCTGTCAGTTGGTTGAGTTACTAATGTATTTGCTATATTACCTACAGCCTCTTTATTAGAATTTATATCATCAGTAGTATAGAATCCACTACTTTGCTGGCTTGGAATTTCAAGAGGGCCAGTTGCTGCATTAGGTTTATAATTAGAAAAATCATTAGCTTGATTAGTTAACTTATTAATGTTGTTCATCCAATTAGGCCCGCCCATTTGAAACTTACTTTGTGAGTTATTAGTCATACCAGTACTTTCTTGTACTTTCATAAGATTACCTAACTCCCTTTCTTTAGACTCCATAGATATCTTATCATCTGGTCTTCTGGAATACTTGTTATTAATCTTTTTACTTACATCAGCAAAAGTTCTTTTACCTAATTGTAATGTATCACTAAATATATAACCATTATGATTAGTTTCTCCTCCTTCTACTTCTGATTTACCAATAGGTATACCGCCATTCTCATGTGTATTACCGTGGTACTCTGTAAAATTACCACCCATCTTAAACTGCTTACCTTGTGCGCTAGGATTAAAGTTACCAGCTATGTTAGAAGTCATTGCATTCTGCTGGCTAGATTTAACAGCACTATAGTCTTCCATTTTATTTTCATAAGTTTTCTTATCTATAGCTCCACCAATAGCACCTCCTACAGCCCCGCCTATCATAGTACCTACTCCAGGAATTGGTATAAATGAACCAGCAATACCGCCTGCTACACTACCTATAGTTTTACCTATATTCTTTTGAACAGGGGCATTAGGATCCGCTCCAGCTTGTTGAGGAGCTTGTTGACCTCCACCAAGTCCAGATAGATTAGGAAGTTTAAAACCTCCTGGAGCAGCAGCAGGAGCTGCAGCAGCTGGTGCTGTAGTAGGCGGTGTAAAATGTTTAACAGGATCTGTTAAACTAGTAGGTACAGCAGAAGCAGGTAAAAGCGGAGGTAAACTTCCACCACCTTGATACTTCTGATTAGGAGATAAAGAACCTCCCATTTGAAATTGATTATATGCTTCTTGAGTAGGAAACTTCTCGTAGAACTCCTTCTCGGTCATCTTGTGTGTTTTAAGTATTTCTTGCTTTGTCATAATTAATTATTTTAAATTGTCTAACCAATTGCTCTTATTATTATTTAATTTACCACCGTTTTTATATTTTTTCTTTATACTTAAATCAGGTATAAATCCTTTAGTGTCATCAGGCATTAATGACTCTTTTGGTACATTCCATTTATCAGCTGTTTTTCCTGCTATTTTTTCTAACTCTTTAAGAAATTCATCTACCTTGACTGGATCATTATATCCATTTTTCATATTTGTTTCTAGCAATTTAGATATTTTTGTATGTTTACCTAAAGTATTCATTCCAGTAAGGCCTTTATTAATAAGTTCAAATTGAGGGTTAGCTTTATCATTAACAATTTTTGCCCATATTGGATAAGAGTCCCCGCTTAAACTACCAGGATTAAAGTCCCATTTACCAGGTATATTAGAAATTAATTTATTTAGATTTACTGCTGTTTTACCAGCACTAATAGGATTTTTACTAAAAAAACCAAAATTTTTAAATTCTCCTACAGGATTAGTATCAGAAGGTAAGCTAACATGACTGCTAAATGATCTATTAGGTGAATGAAATGTTGTTTCTGCAATATCAGCCTGTTTATTATTTAAATACCCTCTTAAATAAGCTCTTAATTTACCTTGACCTGCTGGCGCATTACTATATAAGGAGGCAACTTCTTTTGATACTAAAGTACCTTCTTCCCCATGTATTAACCCTGATTTTTTAAAAGCTTCTAAATTTTCAGGTGTAAATGCTGAATTAGAAACAACAGAATTTTCATTAATTTTATTTAAGATTGCTTCTCTTACTTTTAATGCTGGTTTAGAATTTAAAATAGGTATTGTTATATTTCTTTCTAACTCTTTAGCTTTGTGAATTAGTTTTGAATTTTTAGGTGTAGCTGCTGTTACTGCGGCTCTACTGCTTGTTATAATATCATTAAGTCTAATCCATTCTGGAGTGCCTGGCATATGGCCATTAATAGGTCTTGCAGTTTCATTAAGTACATTACCTACAGTAGAACTTGCGGCTGCAGATTTACTAATTACATTATTTTTCAAATTTCTCATTCCTCCAATAGGATTTAAAGCCTCTGCAGCTACTACAGCAGCTTTACCTAATTTACTAGCAGCTTTAATAGGTAAACTACCAGGCATTAACATTAACTCAGGATAAGATGGTTCTAAAGCACCTTTGCCAGTAGCAGTTCCTTTTTTAGGACCTTGTTGATATACCTCTTGAGTTTGAGGATTATTGACTGGAGTCCAAACTGGATTCATTCTTTTTGCTTCTTCTTTAGCTTCAGCATCAAGTCTATTTTTAGGTATATTAGAAGATAATCCTTTAAACCCTCCTAATTGAAATTTTTGAGGATACTCAGTTACTGTTTTACCTTTAAAGTTATACTCTCCACCTGGCTTCATCATCTGAGTGTCGCCACTATCTGATACACCAAGAACAGGGTAGTTTACTCCTTTCATTGTTATTTGATTAGAGTTAATTTTTGTTACTTTACCAGGATGAGCCCACTGACCTCTATTATCTTCTATAACATTATTAGGATTACTTAAACCATCTAACCAACCACCGTTTCTTAATTTAGATTTTGCATTTTTAGATTGATAATCTAATAATGCTTTATTAGTTTCAGGCCCATATATACCATCAAAGGTTCCATCTAAGGTTCTATATTTAGTAGTAGATTTAGGTAGTTTATAACCTTTATTTACTAAAGTGGTTTGTAATTTTTTTACATTATAATCTCCACTTCCAGGAATAATATTATTTAACGCATTATCAGTATAATCTTTATTTGCTGTTAAGTTATTAGAAAGTTGCCCACTATTTTTAAATGGCACTTCTGATTCTATTTCCCGTAAATATGCTCTAACTAAGTTTATATCATCTCCAAAATTGCTAGGATTTTTATCATTATCTCTATATCTTAGTTTATGTTCTAATAAAGCAGCTTTAACATTAAGATTACTTGCATATTTAGATTGCATTGCTTTATATGTATCTGGTCCAAAATAACCATCATCTTTTACTCCTAAATTTTTTTGTATTTGTTTTATATTATTAGGAGATAAATTTCCATAAGCTATCATTGCCATACCTGGCTCTCTTAATCTATGGGCATCATATTCAGCAGTCCCTGGTATTTTGTATCTTTCTTCACCATGTCGTATGTATTCATATGCAGTTTTGTACTCATAAGGATTAAATATATTCTCAAATAATTTAGGATCTTTTAAATGACTAGATTCTGCAATTATATTATCTATAAACTCATGCCCACTTTCAGGATTTTCTCCAACATTAATATTAGAATTTGTTTGTTCTGGCTTTATAGAGGCTCTATTAGGCTCTTTGTCAGAAGCTCCTTTCCAAGTTATACTACCTACATTTTTACCTCTATTAAGAGTTTTAAAAAATTCAGGATATTCTTTTCTTAAAAAATTATCGTATTCTTTTTGATTAGGATTGCTACCTATATATGGTATATAATCAGTATCTTTTCTTGTGTTATATCTTTGATTATTCCACATAAATTCTTCTTCTCCTGCTTTTCTTGCAGCATTAAAAGCTTGTCCTCTTGTTCCACTTTTAGTGTAATCATCTACTCCCCAATTGTAAGGATTTAAAGTAGCTTTTACTGCATCCCAACTTGGTAATATATCACTATTTTCTTCATCATTTACAGGGCCTCCCATGTCAAACCTCTTCTTAGATAAACTATTTAACAGTCCACCATTCTTTGCATAAACCTTTCCATCATTAGAATTAGATTTAGATATAGTATTCATCATCTCAGTAATCTGATCATCTGAATAATACTGTCTTAATCTTTGTAATTGATTGTAATCTTCAGATTCTTTAGTACCTTGATTATAAGACTCATTTACTTTATCTAAGTATTCCTTTTTAAAAGGTTGGGTAAGTGGGTCATAAATTTTATTTTCTCCACTTAGCTGTCTAATAGAATGTATCTGAGATCTTACTTCTTCAGGATCTGTAAGCTTATTATATGTGTCTTCTTTATGTAATGCGGGATTATATTCTGGAGTATTTTTATTTATATACTCTCTATCTTTAACAGTCATTAAATTATCATGAGTTAATTCATGGGCAAATAAACTATTAACTAATTTAGGATTGTTTTGTACAAAATTCTTGTTTAAGTTTATTTGTTTATTACCTTTATTATCAATGTAACCTTCTCCATAGTTTTTTAAGTTCTCTACTACACTAGGAGTAACATTATAATTTGATTCATTGTAATATTTCTTATGTTGTTTAACACGTCTTTCTAATCTATTAGGATTTGTTATACCTAAATCTATATTTTGATTTCTTAATATGTTGTCATACATAGGTGAGTTATACCAACCTTTTACATACTCTGTAGCATTAGTAACATCTGGAGCTTGTTCAGTCTTATTATTATCTAAACCATCTAACTGTCCTCCGTTTCTTAATTTAGATTTTACTGTTTCTACTATAGGTTTACCTATATCATCTTTAGCCTCAATTACTTCAGCAGTTCCTGATATATAGTTACCAGCTTCTCTAATTCCTTTTTTAATAGGAGTTACTATTTTATTAGGTATTCCTGCATTAAACATTTTTGTAGCTAATTTAGTAGCCATATTTTTACTAGCTATAAAACTTTTAAGTCCAGGAACTAATCCAATTGCTGCTCCAGTTTTATCTCCTTGGTGCATGTCCATAGCAGAGCCTGCAACAGCCATTATTGGATTAAACATACCTGCTACATCAGTTGTAAATTTTACCCCTTTTCTAACTTCTTCTTTTGTAAGAGGTTGTACAGGCATTTTATCTATACTTTTTAAAGTTCCCTTATTTTTATTTAAATTACTTTTTTGTATTAAAGTTTGATTTGGAATTACAGGATTGCTTACTCTTGTATTATCTGAAATTTGAATTTCATTATATTTAAAACCTGTATGAAATTTATTAGCAACATTTTTATTTGTATATTTTTCTACTTGAGAATTTTTAACATTGGTTACAGTATTTTCTCTTTTATCCTTATTTTTTAAAGCAGTTTTATCTTTATCTTTTGAATAACTAGAAGATTTATTTATTTTTTTTTCTAAATTATCACCTTCAAGAAACTTAGCTCTTTGAATTAATGCTTGATTTGGAATTACAGCAGCCTTTACTTTTGTATTATCTTGTATTGGATTATCCTCATCTAATCCATCTAACCATCCACCTTTTCTAAACTCTTGTCTTCCAGTATTATTACCTTTATTAATATACCCACTTGGCTTACCTTGTATTTTTAATGCTTTGCTTCCTGTATATAAAGTTTTTGGGTCCTTATATACAGGCTTAGTTGTTGGTTCAGTATAATAAGGATATATATACGGCCCATTATTACTAATACTTATATCTAAAGAAGCTGGATTTGTTTTCTTTTTAAAGTTTTCATCATAGTCCCCACTATTAATAATATATCCTACACCTATAGAATCTTGTTTACTCGCACTAATTTTTTTATCAATAAAAGCTTGAGATGCTTTAGGAAATATTTTTTTTACTTCATTAATTTTATTAATAGATGGATCCACTGTTTCACCTACAGTCGGTATAACTTTACGATTAGTTTTATCTTTAATATGATACAATGGATTTACGCCCCAATTTTCACCCCAATCATATAAATATTTTTCAGGTTTAATTTCTGTATTAAGACTTCCTGGACTTATTTTTTCATTTTTTTTTAAATCTTTTTTCCAAGTAAAATAATTATTATAAGATTCATTATATTCTTTAAGTGTATCACCTATATTAAGTTTATTTACTTCATCAGTAAAAAAACTAAAATTTTGTTTAGCTAAAGCAGTACTATCTTCATATGCTTGATTAGCTTTATCAAATTCTAATTTATCTCTATATACTTTAGTTCTTTGTTTTTTATTTTTATCAGGCATATCTTAATGTATTGATTGTCTATAAAATGTTATAATTGGATGCAAAACTAATCTTTGGTTCTCTCTATTAGTAAAGCTTATTTCTGTTTGCAAATACATATCTCTTAATCTAGGTTTAGATAAAGTAGAATAAGTAGCATTAGTAATATCTCTTTGTATTTGTAATTTCCAATCTCTTTCTACTTTATTAATATTACTTTGCGGATACAAAGGTTGTAACAAAGTAGATTGATTCTCAGTTTTATGTTGTATTAAATCAATAGTAACTAGATTTTGTAATACCCCATTAGTATCATATACTTCAGTTTGATATTGTTGATTATCCCAAACTTTAGTTTGTAATGGATTTTCATTAGTTAAGAACTTTAATTTACTTGGGAAGTAATCATCATAAAACTCTCCATAGTTACCTTTATTATGCCAGTAACATTTATCATCTCCTAAACTACTAAACACTCTAGTATTTAATTTAAAGTATATTTTAGGTTTAAAACTATAGAAGCTTTCAAATGCTTGCATCTTTTCATTGTAACCTAATGTAAAACTATTCTCAGGATTAACTCTATCTAAGAATGTATAATATATTGTTTGATATTCTGTATCATATACACCGTGAACACCATTAAATAATTTATTAATGTTATTGTTAACACTTTGTAATTTACTAAATAAACCTGAGTTATCAGATATACATTCTAATCCAGATTTATTTTGGTAAGGATTAGAATCAGCTACTTGAAATATCTTTTTAAGACTATCATCATAATGATATATTGCCATATTAGTATTAATAACACTATACTGATGTGATGTACCAGTTTCCTTAGTAATGTAGTCATATCTTAATAATACTTTATTATTACTTAAAACTATACTACCATCAGCTCCTTGGACAGCACCTCTTTCATTACTACTAGCAATACCTATTCCATTAGTTTGATAAAAGAATATTTTATTCTTATTAACAACTAATTCTACAATAGGGCCTTGTGTACCTTCAACATCTAGATAATCTACAAATTGAAAATCTCTCCAACTATCAATTACTTCACCATCTATCTTAGGTTTAGAATGCCATATTCTATTAGTATATTGATCCACCTCATTAGCAAAAAACATACTAGGTGGAAAATACTTTTGAATATTATATTTTTGATGGAATACATCATTGTATTTAAATTCAGATAATAAAAACCTTTCATTTCTTAATACTAGATTAGCAGTATCAGGACCATCTTTTTGTACACGCTTTCTAAACCTATTATGAATTCCACCTCTAAGTAATGCTAAAGGAAGAACAGCTCCATATACCATTGTTCCTGCTATAACTCCCGCAACTTTAGCTGTTTTAGGTTTCTTTATAAAATTAAAAAACTTACTTTGATCAGGATTGCTAATGCTTTCAGTTTTAAAATCAGAATTTTCTTTTAAATCATCTGGAGATAAACTAACAATTGGATGATTACCTTCTCTTAAAGCAAAGTTAAAACTAGACTCACAAGGAAATATTTCATACATCCCTTTCTTACTTCTAATAGGATCTTGATAACCAAGAGGTCTTACTTGGTTGTAATAATAACAATAGTTAACTGCATCATACACTCCTAAATAAGTATCACCTAGATTAGCTTTAATACTAAATGATTTATTACCTAATCTAGTAATTAGTGAATAAAAACCACTTGCAGGTATATATTCATTATTAGCTCTACTACTGTATCCTACTCCTCCATATTGTGTAACACTTATAGGTCTACAATAAGTAACAGTATAATCTCCTCCATGATCTTTGTACCTAATAGCATCTTCAGATTGGAAATAAGGGGTATTTAATTGTTCTAAATAAGACTCCTCCTCATCATTTGAAAAATCAACTCCACGAGGTACTCCATTACCACCCCAAATAGGGTTAGTAACAATCATGTGTTTTTTATCTCCAATACCTAATGCTGTATGAGGTCTTAATATTTTTTTTAAGAAATCTGTATTTGGAACGTAATTATATGGAAATTCTGCATTTTCGAATCCCTTTTTTACAGCCTCAGTAACATCATCTATAATTAAACTAGCATTACTGATTATATCTCCTCTTTTATTAGTTTGAGGTATAGTTGATATATAACTATTAGATATTAAGTAATCTAGATTTCCTCCATTACTATTAGTACTACTTAATACATTATCAAATCCAGCGCCTAACAATTCACCAGGAATAAGTACTTTTTGATTTCTGATGTACATTCTTCTATCATCATTATCAGCTACTTGATTCCAAGGAATAGTACTCCCTTTGTACCATTTTCTTAAATAAGCTGAGCTATCTAATACATTGTATAATCCAACTGTAGAATCTCTATGTACTTGATATACAACTTTATTATCTTGCTCAAATATATTAATAGGTTTTAAATAATCTCCTTGTTTAAAAGTATATTTATTAAAATCAATAATAGGTGACAAAGTGTAACCTATTGCAGCTGAACCTGAAGGGCTGTTTATTTGTGAATAAGCTAAACCTCTTTGACCTAAACTATATACATTAGGATGTAATCCAGCTACTTTATGAGCTAATGTTTTTCTTAAATCTTCTTTAATAGACTCTCTAATTTTGTCAACAAGTTTAGGCGGTATTAATTTAAATAAATTACCTCCAGAAAATATCCCGTCTAAAAAACCTCCTTTATTATTAGTAGCCCCATCTAAAACACTATCTATAAAATCAGCTAAATCTTCAGAACTAGTTACACGTTGAGCAGCTGGATAAGGCATATAAAGAAGTTTTTTAACAATAGCTGCAGCTACAGTAGCCATTATTTTTTGCCTGATATTCTCTTTGATTTTAAATAAATCCATATCACCATCTATCTCATCAATATAGTTACCTACTTTATAGCAAATAACAGTTGCTAATATTGTTATAATAAAAGACCTACTATAACCATGATTTATATCTAATCTTTCAAAAGATTGTAAACCACCAGTAATAGCAGTTCCAAATCTAGTTTTATCATTTTCTTGTCTTTCAACATAAACCATTCTAAAACCTGTAATATCCTCAGCTAAATCTTGAGGTATAGTTACATCAAAATTTATATGAGTAGAATACATTAGTAGTTTACCATTATCTCCATGTCTTGATAATAAAGACATAGGATTGTTATACACCTCATTAAAATCAGGCATCTTAATATCTGCTACCCAATTAACATAAGAAGCTTGTCCTTTCTTATTATAGAAGGTAATACCAAATCTATATACTTCTCCACGCTGCCAAGATACTTGACAACTAGCTTTGTATGGAGATTTTAGTGAGCTAAAGCTACCATTGTTATTAGTTGTGTGATTAGGTGCAGAAGCTACTAAATTGTTATTATCTATGTCAGTTTGAATTAAAGGAGCTCTATTTATATTTATTTGATTAGTATCAACTATCATTTCAGTTGTACCAAAAGTATAACTAATATTTGGACCTATACCTCCTACAGTAACTCCATCTTGATGAAATTTATATTGTTGGGTATTAAACCAATCTATTGTAGTACCACTAGGATTTAAACCAAAGACCTTACCGCTTTCATCATTATAAGGGTTTATAACATCTAGTAAGTTGTTATTAGGGTAAGTAGTACTAAAAATATTAGTAGTGCCATCTAATTCATATGTAACAGCTTCACCTCCATTGTTAAATCTATAAGCTCTGTAATCTACATTAACTTTAAACATTTCATTTGTAGTATTAGCTGCAAATAAAATGTTGTCTTTAATTTCAATAGTTGAAGCTTTCTCAAATGGAGAATACATTATATTAAACTCTTCTGCTGTAAGAGTTGTAGTGTCACTATATAAATCAGTAAAACTTTCATTCTGATTAGTATATAATGATATTTCCTTATAAGGATATACAAATATTTCAGGTAAGTTAGGTTGACTATAGTGTATTAAAGCATACTGAATCATTTGATAATCCTTATCAATATGAGGTATGTAAAACTCAATACCTTTATTAGAATCAATAACATCTTTAGTATCTGTTTCAGCCATTACATCTGTGCTATATGCTACAGTATCAGCAATAGGATAGCCAAACTCACTATTGAATTCATCACCTTCAATAACATCTATTAAGTTACTACAAGTACTAAAGTTGGTTAAACAGCCATATTTGTTTAATAATCTATAAGCTAATTGGTATCTGCCTTCAGGCAATTCTCCTTTGATTAGTCTTTTAATAACAGGAGTATCTAAATTAACATAAGCTACTATATTTAAAGTTCTAACAGGTGTTTGCAATACTGATGACAATGAACCTATAGTATTAATAGATCTTACTGGATTTACACCACTATCAGTCCAATAAATCCTAGAAAAGTTTTGATTCTCATACTTTACAAGAGCTTTAATTCTTTCTACAGAACTAAAGTTTAAATCTCTATTGTACATCATATGACCATTAACGGTTAGTTCATAACCATTAATAGCACCTGATATATTATCAGTAGTTCCTAGGAAATTACATCTCCATATTTGGCCATAACCATTGTCATTAAGATTTCCAACAGCATTACTCTTTGTAAAGAAGAATAAGGTTTGTACACCATTACCATCAGTTACTGCTATACCTTCAAGAGCTTTAAGATTTTCTTGAGCAGGTATAACTTGAGGGTATTCTCCACCAAATTCATAAGTAGCACCTGGTATAATTTCAGGAAACTTAATTTGTAGTTTATTACCTTTTTTATTTTGTATTACAGCTGTACTTAAACCGCTATCAGTAAGTAAGGTAATATTTAGAGCATCTAAATAGTTCCCTTCTTTATAAACAGTTTTAGCTAGATCTTGGTTAATCCCTTTACTAAAGGAGTTAATACTAGCACCAGTTGATTGTATGTTTTGACGACCTTGTTGATTTTCTTCTGCCATTAGAATCTATAGTTTTTCATACCAAAGTTAATATATTGAGATTGTCCAACACCTTCAAAGTTTCTAGCTTGTTCATTAATCTTAGGCATTAAAGTTAACCAGTTATTCTTCCATGACTCCATCATATCATAAGTAGGAGTTAAGGCTTTAGTTTTAGCTTGGCCTACATACCACATCCACTCTCTTTCTGCATATTCAAATACATCTCTAGCTATAATATTCTTTCTCCATAAAAGGAAGTCTAACTTCATTCTAATGTAAGATTGAACAGCTATTTTGTAACTAGTATCATCAGGTATAAGTGGATAACCTTCTTCATCTATAGGAAAGGCTTTATAAAACATAACTACACTAGCACCATCTTTAAAAGATGTGAAGATATAATTACCTCTTGTGCTATATGTAATATCTCTTAAAGAGTAAGGTAAGTTGTTTATTAATCCAGCTGAGATAGCGCTATCATAATTATTAAAAGTCATAATAGGATTGCCATTAACATCAAATCCTACTGGGTCTACTGGATTAACTAAAGGATAGTCATTTACATTATTAACACTAAAAGGGTTAGTAGTTGAAGTACTCTCACGCATAGGCAAGACTACACCACTAGTTGTTAGTGTCATAGTTTGTAATTGTGTGTGTAAATTACAAGGTATAAACCCTTTATGGTCTTCTATAGGGATTATAGCATAATCATTAATAAGATTATAAGGAACACCTATTAAATCACAGGCTTCAGCAGACCATTCAATCATACTACCAACCTCAAAGTCTTGAGTTTTGTATTGATTATCTCTAAGTACATTATTAACAACCTCTTTAACAGAGATGAGTTTACCGTTTAAAGCCATTTAGTATATATTATTAATCAGAATTTTTAAAAGTATAAAAATCTAAATTAGGGTTTTGACCCATTAATTTAGGAAGCTCTCTCTTAAACTCTCTAATAGGTATTAGTTTATAAAATTTCTTTTTGTACATTGTACAGTTATTCTTAATCCAAGCAATCTTAAAAGTGTAACCTTCTGTGTGATCGTTTAAATGAAATATAATCTTTTTAGCTAGTTTTGATTGCTCATCAGTAGCCCATAATTCTCTTGTAGCTCTGTAATTAACAGCTAATCTTGCTACTAGATTACCTTCCTCATCTAATTTAATCTTCTTTTTAAACTTACATATAGTTATTTTACCCATCTTACAAGGTAAAATATACTCTAAATTGTTTAAAATCATCTTCTCTCTAGCCTTTCTAAAGATAGCTAGTAATACAGCTCTATACTTTTTAGCTGAGATATTATAAGATAAGTTACTAACAGGAGTACCTAAAGGCAGTTCCTTAGTACTTATGTTATCTTTGTAATACTTATAGTAGTCACCGATAGCATAATCATTAGGATACTTACTTTTACCTCTCTCCTTAATACCTAGATCTGTATTACTTAAATTAGTTTTGGCTGTAATCATTCCTATTGTTATTAGTATTATCTGAAGGTGTTTGTGATTCTTGATTTAAGAATAGCTCTACAGTCATTTTAACTATTGTATTAACCATCCAATTTTTAACTGGAAATGGTGAATCATCTGTATAACAAGGTGTTCCACTACAGTCTTCAAAGTTATAAGCTTCTCTAGGGTCTTCAAATACTCCTTGAACATTGATAAATCTAAGTACTTGTAGTATATTAGTAGGAACTATAAGATACAGATAACCATTAGTATTCTGCATATAGTATCTAATTCTATCTTTAGTGTACTTGTTATTAAGTACAAAAGGAATTCTTTCATATTGAACTAAATCATATCCAGCTAACCCCTTGTTTATAGGCCCTACTCTAGTAAAGAGTTGAGAGTTGTGAAGCTCGATAGTACTAGGAATAGGTTTAACACTTCTTAGCAATGTACAACCTGCCTCAATAATACAAGATTCTCCAGCATCTACTTCCTCCAATTCTACACAACCTAGGTCTTGTATGATGTAAGGGTCAGCCGAGTAGCCTTTATTAGCATCCTGTTTAATAAGTTGAGATCTTAAATTAACTATAATCTGCTCTATCTGGTCTGTAGTAATAGTATCTGTTATTACAGACCTACCTCTAAGCTGATTAAGAATCAGATATGTTATATGATTTAATGATGTTGTTGTAGCCATTTTATAAAATAAAAAAAGGCTCCTACCTTAGTAAGAGCCTAGTAGGTTGATTAATAACAAACTTAATACGATTAAGCTGATTGTTCTTCTGTAACTTCTACTGAAGTGGTTAATTCTGTTGTTAAGATTTTAAAGGCATTATCAAAAATAGCCCTTTCTTCCCTAGTTAGTCTAAGAGATTCTAAACCTCTTATAATTAATTCTAATGATTGTTTTACTTCTTCTTTCATTTTAATATGGTTATAAGTATCTAATATATAGTATAAGAGAGGTATTTGAATACATCTAATTGTTATTAATTAAATAACTATTTATCCTTTCTATAATGCGCATAACCTAAAAAACCTGCTAATAAGCCTAATACAAGACTGAGTAACTTATAGAAGTTAGAGTTTTGTTTAGCTTTAGCTACTTCTAACACAAACTCCTTACTAGATTTTAAAGCTACTAAATCAGCATCAGGGCAAGGAACTTTAACCATAAAAGATATTGTGTCATGTTTTACAACAGTGTCAGCAGGTATCTTATATGTACCCTTACCAGTAGTCTTATTTATATTAGCACTAAAGTCTTTAGTTTTAATGTAAATAGTGTCATGCATAATAACTGGATCTGTAACAACACCATCTTTTTCAGCTACATAAATAGTGTCTACACTAAAGATAGTATCTATTTTAGCTACAGTTTTAAAGTACTCAGGATAGTTAGCTATTACATAGTTAGCAGATTCTTTCTGTCCAAACTTGTTAACAGCTTTAGAAAACTGTCTAGTAGCCCTTTTAGAGCTATTACAAGCACCTAAAGCTACAAGTGTTAGTAATATATATATTACAATTATAAGTCGTTTATATGAAGGTAGTTTCATGTTCTATTTTATTAGTTATGTTAGTCATTTCTCTGTCTTTTAAAAAGGATACCCATTCATTGGCTCCAGCTCCTAATGCTAGTATGATCAAAGCTAAGTAAGGATGATTTTGTTCTAGTATTACAGCTCCTCCTATTGTTCCAAATACAGCTTTAATTACTAAACCTAAAAGTTTAAATTTTTCGTAAGTAGTTAAGTTTTTATATCTCATATAATTTCTAAGTATATTTTCTCTTTACATCCTTTTAAGAGGCTAAATAATTTTTTATATTGAGCTACAGAATTACCAATAAAGTCAACCTTTTTAGTATTACCTACTAATATACAACCTTCTGTATCCTTAGAGTAATTACCCCAATGAATTCTAACTCCTTGGAAATTAGGTACATTAAGTAATAGTGGCATCATTTGTTTAAACCTATTGGAATAACTTATAATGACCTCATACTTACCAGCTGGTATAGCTGTAATATTTTGTATCTTTGTGTCCCTAACTTTATCTTCTAATGTAAAACAATGGAAGACATCATTGATGTATAATTTACCTATAGTAGAATCTTCTGTAAAATCTTCTCTTTTTAACTTTAAGTTCATTAGTCTTCTTTCTTTTTAAATTTATTTTTAACTCCTTTAATTATACTACATACAAATTTTATTGTAGCTATAGCACCTACACAGGTTGTAAAGAATTTAGCCGCTATTCCAAATATAAATGATACTGTTTGCATAAATGGATAATTTTCTATTGGTGTTATTATAAACAAACTAGAATGTTCTCCAAAATTTAGGAAACTAATTGTTCCAAGCATTACTATAAATTGCCCATAAATTCCAACGGATGTTAATCCAAAAAATTCTGCTGCTTTTTCTACAAATGCGTTTAATTCTTCTTGATAATAATGTATCATAATTTATTTAAATATTAAGGCAAGTATTAAAAATATAACACTTATGATTGCAAAGTTAATTCTTTTTTTGTAAGTACTAAATAATTTGTTTGTTAATTTTTTATTTTTATCTGTATTACCATCTGAAATAATGTCAGTTGATTTAAATCCTTCTATGTAAGTCTTAGGATTTAGTTTATTTCTAGTTTTAAACATATAGCCTAAATGGAATAATGGGTTTATTGTAGACAAGCTAATCCCTAAAAACAATGTAGCTATTGGATTTATACCAAATAAAGCTGCAATAACTATAAGTATAAATGGAGATGCTATAGCTACAGCTCCTACCATATGTATATACTTACCATCTTTTTGCATTAGTTCAATAGCTTTGTTTTCTTTTAAGATTTTTTTAAACCAGCTTTCTAACCAATAATGCCATATATAAGCATCTAGTATTCCTTTACTTGCTGACAGTATTATGTAAGCTATCCAGCTTAATATTATTAGAATAAGTGTTTCCATATTTACATTTAGTCATATTTTTAAACCTACTTCTTGATATTTGATTTGTCGTCTTTATGCAACTCGTCAGAATCAGTATCAAATATATTAAACAAAGCAATAATATACAATGCCTTATATCCCAATTTTTTAAAAGTTTCATATACTGATTTTTCTAAATGTTTACTAGCTAACCACGCACCTAATATTACTGCTATAATTAATCCAGCAATAAGAAATAATAAACTAGAGGTCATTATTTGTAACCTTTTCTAAGAAACATATAGCAAGCTACAGCTGTTCCTAATGTAATAGCATAGCCTAATAAAAATGGTAATTCAAATCCATTTGTTTTACTGTATTCTGCTAAAGACCCTGTAACAAATCCAGAGAAAAATAATACTGCTACTGCAAATTCTGATGTTTTACTTTTTGTTGTCATAATTTATTTAGGAAATATTAGTGCCTCTACGGCGGTTTGTAACTCTTCTATTGTGCGGTAAGGTGTCTGCGACAAATGCACTAATCTTATGCAGTAATCCAGCTCCAAATGACACATGGTTGGGTCAACATAATCAAAGAAGTTGCTTGTAACTTCGTATCCGTTAATTATCATTTTATAAAAGTTTTAACATATTACATACTGAACTATCGGCAGCACTTGAATTTAATATTGAGCAAATCAAATAACCATTTGTTGTCCAATCAATAGCAACTGTACTTGTTGCCGTAGTAGAAGTTCCATAACCAGTTGCTAAAGTAGTAACTGATGTTGGTGCTACTTTCGTGGCATTGCCTGTGCTATTGGCTACTTCAATAGATAATAATCTTGAAAATGCTAACCAAAGAGCAGCTCCATTTGGCGAAGTGCCTAATAATATTGGACTACCTGATAAATCGTTTGTTGTATTCCAATAAAATCTCAATTGAATATTACCTGCTGCACCTGTTTTAGCAACTTGAAAATCTATTTGCACAACATCGTTTGCCACCCTTGAATTTGCAGCTATCAACAAGCCTTTTGAGTAAGTATTTACAATAACACCAGTTACCGCTGTGCCATTGCCTACTGATGAAATCGGCTTTTTAATTGCGTTAATTTGCGTTTGAATGCTGCTTGTTACGCCATCCAAATAGCCAAATTCTGTATTGCTTACATTAGCATCAATATCACTTGCTGCTACTGGTCTTGCTTTCCATAATGATGTTGTTGAATCATAAAACAAACCATCTTTAGCTGCTGGTGATTGAGCAAAAACATCGTGAATTTCTTTTAATTCAAATCCGTTTTGAACCTTAACTATAATTTCTCCAACTGTTGCACTTACTCTTGAAACAACACCAATGTAAACTAAATGTGCAGGTGCGTAAGGTTTAGAAGCTAAACCAAATATTAAGTTGCCAGCAGTACCTAACCAAACAGCATCACCAATTGTTGCTGCTGATGTATTTAACCCATCTAATAAACCACTTGTAACAACATTTACAATGGCATTTGTTGAACCAGTTGTTTCTAACAAACCTAATGTTTTACTGCTTGTTGCTTCTGTTAAATTCGATGCTTTAGAAACAATAATATTCGTGCCATTTGCACTTGAAATATACACCGCTTGCCCTTTAGTTATTGATTCAGCTAACTTAACTGTTATCCTATCAACAGCATTCGTGTTGATGTCTGCAATAGTAGTGCCTCCATCTTGAATCAACTTACCAGTTGTACCATCGAATGTTGCAATGTTATTATCAACTGCTGATGCTGGACCAACCACATCACCACTACCTGCACCACCACCAATGTAAGTAATATTAATAGGTGTAGCCAAATCAGTAATTTCTATTCTATCATTTGCAATATCAAAATAACGATGGTAGTTTATGCCTCCGCTTTGAAATATCGTTGATGAATAGTCTTTGTTGTATAAAAATGCGTAGGTGATTTGGTCGCTATAATCAGCCCCTATAATATTTGCTTCGATTGTTACGTTTCTTAATTTATTTCCAAAAGTAAAACCATAGGAATCTTGACCAAATGTATTTCCTCTGGACAACTCACCTAAACTATTATTTATCGCACCTTGATGAAATATATTATTAGTACAAGCAGAAACACCTACAAATGTTGTAGTGGATTGCTCTGCATCACTAAAAAAAACATTATCATTTGCATCTTTAACGTAGACTCCACCACTACCTCCAATGTAAGTTTCATCTAATGTAGATAAATTAGTTACAACTATTCTATCGTTTGCTGGGTCATACCAACGATGATAGTTGTATATACTATCGGTAAATATTGTTGATGCATAGGCATTATTGTATAAAAAATCGTAATCTGGTGTTGCTGTGTAATCAGTACCACTAACATTTGCTTCAATAGTTACGTTTGCAAGGTGGTCACCGAAAATAAAACCGCTCGTTCTTTGTTTAAATGTATTATTTGAATTGCTTGAGCCAAGTGTATTTCCGGCTGCGCCTTGCTCAAATGTATTTCTTTCGCAATTTGCACCAATAGTATTTGAATCTGCTTTTTGGTAAAACGTATTATATGAACAACTAAAACCTATTGTTAGGTCACTAGGCAACACTCCGTTATAATTATTTCTATTTACATCGTATATTGTACCATTTGAAATGGTATCAATCTGCAAATCATAATACACTTGACCACTATAAACATTATCAACAATCGTTGCAGTTTTGCTCAGTTGATTTACAGCCTCTGCCTTGCACATTAACTTGTAAGGTGTAGAATCTGTAATGATGTAAATTGTTGTTAACGATAATTCGCCATTGCTCTCTAATGTTTGCAACGATCCAACTGTTATCTCTAATACACCTGCTGTAAGTCCTACCTCAACCCAAATGCCATTTGCAGCATCAGTACAAACGTAAGTAGTGCTATCATCTAATGTCCATAATGAGCCAGTCATATAACCTTTAGTAACATCATCTGTTACCGTTGGTGCTATATTAAAGTTATACAAAGATTGTCTAATAAAAAGACCATTGCCATCCATCACATACAACCTCCCTGCTTCCCATTTCAACTCATAACCAACCGCACATATTTGAGCAACACCTTTTTGCCCTCCTAACCCTGCATCAATTGTTCCCTCTCTTAATCTTGAAGTGTTGGCAAATAGCAAGCCTTGTGTAGCATCAAATTGAATATCATATGCTCCAGATGTATTACCTAATGCTAGTGTATCTGCAAGTGTTTGTGAGCCACCTGAAACAGTTGTTTCAATAACATTACCTGAGGCATCAACACCTAAAAGATACGCAGGCGTGCCCGTGAATGGAGTTACTGTTCCGTATTCATTTAATTTTAATTGGCCTGAACCTGAAATTACTAATTTATCTCCTAATACTCCATTATCTGAACCTATTATACTAAATTCTGATGTTCTAGTAGCTAATGTAGCATCAGTCCATTTTGAAACTAAAGCATTAGTATAGTACATATTAGCATCTGAAGCTGCTGATGCAAATATTAAACTTTGTCCTATTCCATTAGCTCCAGCGGCATTGCTAGCTACATTTCTATAAAGTATAATATTTTCACCTACTGAGTTATTACTAGCAGGGCTTATGCCAAATTGGCCTGCTCTTGAAGTCCCTGAACTTGCATCAACACCTACTCCATTTGTTGAAACACCTGAAACACCTTTACCGTTAGTAGATAAACCTACAACTCCATGAGAGTTTACAGAAGAGCCTACTACTCCTCTTCCAGATGAAGTATTTAATCCTAGTATAGAATCTCCAGAGTCACTTCTAGATACTGTAAAATCAAATGTGTCATTATATATAGTTGTATCTTCAACTAAAGTCCCTCCTAATTTAAAGTTATTAGCAGGATCTTCAGTTAAACCATTAGTTGCGGATATATCTGTTAAATAACCAGCATCATTAGTTAATAAACTAATATTACAACCTTCTAAATCAGCACATTCAAATCCGCCTCCACCTCCACCTGGTATAGTAATACTAATATCACCTCCAGAGTTTGTTGCAGTAACACCAGCTCCTAAGAAGTTTAAACTTTTTATATCATTACTAAGTAAAATACTTTCGTTAGAAGCAGATATAAAATTCTTTTTTATAGTATTTAAGTAAGCTACTAAATCAGATTGATTACCTATACTTCCTCCGATACTTCCCCAATTACAACAATCACTTGCACTAGAACTTGATGAACTAGTAAAAGGGCTTGTAACTCTTCTAGTAGACTTAGCTAAAGTTTCTTTATATCTATGAGTAAACTCAAATATTAATTGTAAATCTTGCGGGGTAATACAGTTTAATTCTTCTTCTGTATAATCTACACAAGTTTCTTCTTGAGGGCATTTACCTTTAGTAAAGGTTGTAATTGTTGCAGGAATTGATCCTTCTGGATCTTTACTTCCTGTTAAATCAGCTTTAATAAAACATCCTACGGGACTATAAATTGTAAAATATCCACCTTCTCCAAGTACTGCTGTAACTCCAGTTCCTTCTGTATTATTGTTTATATCAATAACAATATTTTCTACAGAACTCCCAGAACCTATAAAAGTTTCTACTCCATCAATAATTAAATTGTATGTAATAAGTCCAGTAAAACTTCCTATACCAAAATACCAAGAACTAGCACCACCTTCTAAAGCGGGATGAAAAGATATACAAGTATCTAATTTATACTTACAAAGAAGTTTATTAACTTCATTCATAAGCACAGACTTCTTAAACAAATCATCACATTTAAGGCCTTGTTGAGCCTTCATAGTAAGTTTGTATACAGCATTAGCAAAGGAGCATCTTGCATTCCTTGTTAATGTAGTTAAAGTTGTTTCTGTGAAGTTAATTCTTTGCATGTTATAAATCTATGTAAGAAGCATTGATAAATACTGATAATGTATAGTTTCTACTAGCTGTTAATCCTGTAATAGTATCAGCTGAGTATAAACTCATAAATGTACCAAAAACCATTAGTGATCCTTTACCTACCCATGGTTTAACATTACTAAAAAATACATCGTTGTTATCAGCAGTAGTATCTTCTACATATAAGTCACAAGGTATAATTTGTACTAAATTAGTTCCTAGTTCACTTATTAAAGAAGCAAATTGATAGTACCATAATACTTCAGTACTCATAATTACAGCTTGTGTAGGAGATACAATTGTATTAGTGTAATCAGTATCATCTAGTTTAACACTAGTAGTAGCTGAAGGTACAGCAAATTGTTTTCTTAAATGGCCCATAATTTGTACAGTACCATCTAAGTTCTTTCTGTATTTTAACCTCCTAGCAGAAGGTGTTGCATCTGAATAATCAGTAGCAGTACCTTTGTAAGCTCTCCATTGACCTAAATAATTAGTACCTTCAGTACCAGCAGTATTTGTGTAAGTACCTGAAGCTGAAGGAGCATTAATAATATCTCCATTATCGTAAGGTATATTTTGCCAAGTACCAGCAATTGATGAAGCTACCCAGTCATCACTAACTGTATTAATATATACATTTAAATCCCAAGTAGTACCATTATAAACAGCTTCTATTGTAGATTTTCTACTTAATTGTAAATCAGTTAAATTAGTACCTAATACATTAAAGTTATAAGAAGCTCTTGTTACATTACCTTTAAAGAAAAGTATATGTTTTCTACCTATGAATAATGGAGAACCTGCAGTAATTGTAAAATTTGATGACAATGTTCCAGATCCTTGAATTAAGTAGTTACCAACTAAAAGTTCTATTGTTTCTGTTCCTCCAGAAAAATTTATATTTATTGTTTCCATATTAATCAGTTATTGTAAATGTTATTTGACCTTGAAAATATTCTGTAAAACCTTGCAGTAAGTCAAAACTTGTATCATTAGTATTATCATTATATGCTGATATCATTAAATACCCGTCATCAGTGTTATTTGTTGATATAACTGGTGTATATGTAACAGTTGGCTTATTATAAGTATATCTAGAAATTGCAGAAACATCTGTTGTGTTTGCAGATAAATATCCACCAGGAATTTTAACTTGAAAGTTTGTTATATGCGGAGTAGGGCCAGCAGGAACATCTATAACAAATCTAAAGTTTAAATACATTAGATTACCAATTACTTTATAAGAAATGTAACTAGTAGATCCAGTATTAAATGATAGAGATGTATTACTTACAAATTCAGTATATAAAACATATGGAGAACCAGTATCACTTATAGTTAAAATAGTTGGAGTAGAAACATTTGCAATCGTTGTTTCAGCAGGGGCTAAAAGCCCAGAAATAACAGAGTTAACAGCAGTAGTCACAGCTGTTGAAAAAGCTTCACTATCTGTAATACCATCAACTACTGTATCTGATGTAAAAATGCTTATAGGAAATTCTATATCGTATGTTGGAGCACAAGGTACATCAAAATTTTCAGTTACAGTTAACGGTGTAACCGTATCACCAACAACAGCAGCTGTAATACCTATTTCTGGAGTACACCCATTAGTTCCGTTAGTTCCATTAGTTCCGTTACTGCCATTATTTCCATTACCGCCTATTAAATTAGTAGCATTACATATATCAGTTACAAACCCAGCACTTCCTAAATAAATAGGATGATCAATAAGCCATTGGTCAGTCATTATATCTCCATCATAATCAGGACGAGTACCTGATCCACCATACCAGCTAATTAGTTGATGTACTGTAACAGGATCTCCATCACACTCACCTTCATATAAAGCCAGGATTGGACTCCAGCCATCAGTGCCTGAATTACCTACTTGAATTATTTCATCACAATTTATACACATTTGTTTAAATATTTTATTAAGTTAATAATTAATTACAACAAGTTTCAATTTTCAATCTATTGAACATATCTATTAAAGCAGTAGCTCTAATAATATCTCCACATTGAGCAGCAGCTTCAGCAGCGTCTAATAGCATTCTAGCTTGCATATATTGTTTCTCAGCACCAGTTTCCTCACAAGTATCACAAAAGTCTTGTATAAGTCTTAATAAGAACTTATCCATAGCACATTCAGCAGCACATTTAAATAGTACCCAAATACGCTTTTCATAGTTACCACTTGGTGTTTGTACTCTATATATAAATTGATAAACTCCATCAGCAAACTTTGTTGTTGTAGAGCTAAATTCAGTAGCTAATACATTTAATTCAAATGTAGTAGAGCTAGTTGGAAAGTAAGTAAATAAATCAACAGTACCTAAAGTAGTACCATTAATATCTTGCATTTCTAAAGTAGCTGTTGTAGCTGAACCTACAGCAGGATTGGGTGTTTCCCAACCTGTTAAATTAGCTAAAGAATATAATCCAGTAAGCTCTTTAAAAGTTAGCCATTCTTGGTTAGTATACTCTTGTATTTGTGCATTAAGTTGTAAAGCCATTTTGTAGAATTAAAAAAGGCTACAGCTATTTCTAGCTATAGCCTTTTAAGTTATTAAGTAAAGTTATTAATTATTATGCAATTGTAATTCCACAAACTGCCTCTAAAGCATTTTCAAGTTCTGCGTACTCTGTAGTACCGCCAGATACATCAAAAGCAACTCTGATTTGCTTTCTAGCCATAGGGTTGTTAATAAAACTCATTGTACCAGATTGTGTAGATACTTCCAAATCAATAATACTATATGTACCTGATGTAGAAACATTAGAACGCATAGTTACTGGAGGAATCTGGATAAGAGCATTATCATGCATACCTTCACCTAATTGGAAGAAGAATTCTTCTTCAGCAATTTGTTCGTAAACACCAGAACCTTCAGTTGGAACTGTAGCCGCATTAACTACTTCAGTAGTACTAAAGTTAGTAGCTGTAGTTACAAACTTAGAAGTTTCATAACGGAAGATGTTTGGAGCAAATTTAGCTTGTGGAAGACCTGTAAATTGAATACCAATTGCTGTAGGAGCTACAGTATTAGTATACACATTAACTGTTGCAGTAGCACCTTGATAAGCTGTATCAATTGTAATACTGTTAGCTGATGCTGCTGTTACCACATAAACAGGAGTAGTAGTAGCATTAGATGCTCCAATACGAACTCTTGTACCTACTGGATTAGCTGTACCAACACCTGTACCAGTTAAAACAGATGAACTGTTTGTAGCTGTTACTGAAGCTGTAGTAGTACCATAAGTACCATTACTTTCACGTTCTACTTTAAAAGGTATGTTCACATATTTTTGAACATCTTGGATAGCGCGTTTAGTTAAAGCATCTGCTAATGTAAAAATAGTATCAGCAGCAGTTACTTTGTAACCAACAATAGACTCCATTAATTTATCACTAAATTGATAGAAGTTAGTTTTAAAAGTATTACGCAAGATAATACTAGTACCTACACCAGGATTTACAATATTTCCAGAAGTCCCATTGTAACCTACAGTTGATACTTGTTGAGCAACAGCTGTATAAGCCTTCTTTTTTGCTACAAATATACTTTTAGGTGTAAAAGGAGCTGATTTAATTAAGGGTTTAGTAGCACCTTGCCCTTGAACAATTAATAAAGAAGTGTTTTCGTTTACAGCAGAAGAAGATGAACTTAAACTAAGTCCGTCTACAGTTGTTAACACAATTTCTCCATCTGCAATAGTGCTTGGAGTAACTAATGTTCCAGCTGCAACTGGTGATGAAATATCTTTTTTTCCTATTAGTAATTGTTTATGATTACTTACATTTTGTAATGACATTGTTTAATTTGTTTAATGTTTATAAATAAATTGATTATAGTATGATAAATTTGATTTTTACACTTGGGGTTCCTGTTAAAACTACACCATTTACTAATGTAATTACAAAAGAGCCTGCAGCAGGTACTACACTTGCAATATAAACTGCTCCTGTACCTACAGTTGCCCCACTAATTACAGCTAAAACTGTGCTATTAGCAGTACAATAAGGATTTGTAATAGTTACAGTAGTTTTTAAATCAACTGTTACAGTTAAAGTAGCTGATGTAATAGTACCGCTAACTGCACTTAAAGTACCAGTTTGAGCAGTAGTCCCAGTTGTAGTAACTGTATTAGCAGCAGTAACTTCGTTTGAAATATTATTAGCAAAGTCTATAATAGGATTTACATCGCCTCCTACAGCTGGTTGTGCATTATCTAAGGATGTTCTAACTGAATTTCTGTTAGCTCCTGTTATTTTGTTTAAAGCCATTTCTTTTGTTTTGTTTTAATATATTAATAAATAGTTTATTTCCAAGTTTTTTTTAAAATAAATATAGCAATTCTATAGCTTATTCTCTATAAGTATTATTTGTAGCTTGTTCAGCTTGCATTCTATTATAAGCTTCTATATCCTTACTAGCTACTTCTACTGTTTTTCTAACAAGCTCTCTGTGAACATGGTCAGATAATTGACTTACACTTGCAGTTAAGTTAGTTGATAGCTCAATAGGAGTTGGTTTTTTAATGTACCTAAATATATAACTAGTTATTGTATAAGTACCATTAGTTATTAATTCATGCTTTCTACCTTCAGTACGCATTCTCCAAACTTTATTCTTATTAGGTTTATTGTAAGGATCTGAGTTAGCTATGCTATATTCACTATGGTTTATTTCAACTACGTACTTTCTAGGTTTACATTTATCTGTAGTTAAAACTTCTTCATAAATTGTAAACCAAGCTACGTCTGAGTAATCAGTTGGGCCACTTGTTATTAATGTGTTAGGTAAGGTTACAAATACACCATTAGGCATATTTAGTAAAGGGTTGTAAGTTGCTGGAGTTAGTATACTTGTTGCTACAAGTTCTCCTAAATCTTCAATCCTCTTCTCAGTTTCTTCAAATGAGGTTCTACTTGAGTTATTACCTGTATAATAAGTAACAACCAAGAGCTCTTGAGCCTCTGTAGCCATTGCAGCGATTTCAGCTGGTTCATAACCAGGTAGAGCCAAAGAGGCTACTTTATCCATCTGCAAGTAAAAGTTGTTCAAGAACTCTTGTTTTGTCATGTTACTTTATAATTATATATTAACTTAGGGTCATTTTATGTTTCACTCCTAAGTGTATTAATACTAATTTACTTTTTATTATCTATCTGAGCTTTCAGCTTTAAGAAGATATCTTGGTTTTTATTAGATTCTAAGAACTCTACAGTTTCACTTAGTGTTCTACCAATCTCATCCCCACCTTTTAAAGCATATCCGCCTTTAACTGTTCTATCTAATGCTTTAGCATCTAGAGCTTTGTTAATAAATGCTTTAGTTCCAAAAGACTTATCTTCCATTACTTCAACAAACCCTTTAATGTTAGTATCAAGAATTTTTTGTATCTCAGATTGTAAGAAGCCTAGATCTTTTGATTTAACAGTTTGATTAGAAACTAATCTAATTACCATTGTCATATCTTCAATAGAGTCTTCAATCTTACCTAAGTACTTGTAAGCTTTTTTATTTAAATCACTTTTGTTATTATTGTCTTTAATAATCTCATCATCATCTACTAAAGCAAATTTATACTCACCACTATCATATTTAGCATTCCAATTAGGAGCTACTCTACGGTCAGCTAAGAGAACTAAATATTCTAAGTAGTCTAACGGCTCGCTAAGATTTAAAGTTTTACCTTCTTTCGTTAGTTTAACTCTAAACTTGGGCCAAAACCCTGTTTTTTTGTAGAAACTCATACTATTAGGCTCTAGGTTTAGAGTCTTCTCAAATACAAGTCTTTCTTCTTCAGTAAGGATTGCTTTGTATCTGTTAGTGCCTGGTTCTGGTCTTAAATCAGTTGACCAAACAGTATCTGTAAACATAAACTCCCCATCGTGACCTTTGGGAAAATTACCATTGTTTCTAAAAATTGGTTTTACTATAATTTTTTTATTCTTTAAAATACTCTCAATTGTGAGAGGTTCTTTTTCTACTATCCCCATAGTTTGTATATATATTTATTTGTTTAATATTTAAAATAAACCTAGAGAGTTTTTTAGGACTCCCTAGGTTTTAATTTGATTATAAATTAGGAATGAAACGAGCTAATCTCATTGGATTATGTACTTTCATACCTAGGGTACAAGCACGTACCACTTCGTATCCATCAACTTTACTTACAGTCATACCTGGTTTAGTACCACCATTGTTCGGAGAGAACGGGTCACGTAATCCTGGGATGTACTTGTAAATGTCTTGAGAACCTTTTACAGTTACTTTTTGGATATTAGGTTTACCTTGAGAAGTACCAAAATCTAAAATCATATATTCATATGAACTTAAGATACCACCATCAGGATGTTGAATAGAACACAAACTTGGATCATCTAAGAATGGAATGTGCATTAATTCAATTTCAATACCATTGATAAATGAATATTTCTTGAATTGACCTCCATAACTCATGTTATTTAAAGTTCCACCAATACGAATTTCTTCTCTAGATGGAGCAAATGTTACTGCTTTAGTTTCAACAGCTTTATGGAATTGACGCATACCATACTCACCTGTACCTAATACAAAACGTCTTTGATCTTCTGGTAATTTACCAACAGATAAGCTCATTAAGATTTCACTCAATACATCTACATCAAATGTAGTGTAGTAGTGGATATTAGATGGAGAGATTTGATCTAGCAAACCATAACCTGCTTTAATTTCATAACCAGACTCATCTTTCATATTGTAAGCTCCTTGAGAGTTCTTCAAAGATTTACCATACAATTGAGCCATTGATTTCATACGTTTCCATGATACCATGAAGTCGTAATCTAATTTACCTAACCAAGTAGTATGACGCTTACCTTGTGCATCAACAAAGAAGAATCCAAGTGGAGCATTTTCTTTTTGATCAATCATATCTCCAGGTACCATGTACTCTGAACGCATGAATGAACATCTGTTTTGCATCCTGAATGGAGAGCTAAATGTTAATGAACTAGAACCTCTTTGTGATAAGGTTTGACCAGCAAGAGCATACATTTTAACAAAACGTACACCATTAGCTAATTCAGCAACTGGTACATACAAGTTAGAATCACCTGATACCAAAGATACTTCATAGCACCAGTTAGCACCATTAGGTCTAGGATCAGACATTACACGCATTTGATAAGTTTCTTTAGCATAGCTAGCTGGAGCAATCACATCAGAGAATTCGAAAATTCTATCAGGAAATTCCAAGTAGAAACTTGTGTTACCTACACCTGGTGTAGCACCTTGTGCAGTTAAAGCAACATCCGTGTAGTATTGCAACAATGGGATGTTCTTAAATGGTGATTGTGAATTTAACATCCACTCAAAAGGAGCATCACGCTCAATTTCCATAGTATCAAATTGTTCCATAAATCTATCAAAATCTAAACCAAGGTTTACATCATAGATATTAGAGATTAATTCAGACACCATAAGGGGTTGTTCACCATACATAGCTCCAATGTGATTCTTAGTGGTAAGACCACTCCAATCTTTAGGAGAAAATTTTTGTAAAGGACTAATAATTTGACTCATTAAATTTTATTTTATATTGTTAAGGTTAATTTATTTTTTATATACAGTCTTTAATGCATCAAAGATATCTGTGTTTTCTTCAGATGATCTAGAACTAGAGTTAGATTTATTGATTCTACTTTTCAAATCTTCTTCTAATTGCCTTTCTAGTTTATTTAAGACTTTAGTTTCACTCTTCTTCATTATCACATCAAACTTAGGATTCTCATCAAATAGCCCCATCTTTGCGTAGTAATTTAATTTTAATTCAAAATCTAGTGGGTTCTTTTCTCTTAATAACATTATCTCTGAGTAAGATACTCCATCTCTAGTTTCTGCTGGTTTAGTAATCATGTTGAATAACTCTTTCTTAGTTTTATCATCAATCTTTACACCAGGTATGATCTCTTTAACTTCATTAATAGTGCTATTTAATTTATTAACACTTTCAACATAAGCTTTTTGATTTTCTAACGCTCTTCTTTTTGTTTCTAGTTGAACACTTTCTAATCTTTTACTTTCAGCTTCTTTAAGTTCAACTAAAGCTTCTTTAGCTTCTTCTTCTAGCTCATCAAGATCTTCAGATTTACTAATCATCTTTTCAATCTTAGATTCGGTAAATCCTTTTCCTTGATAAAAGTTTCTTACTAAGTTTTTTTGAAGGTCAATATTATCTTGTAATGATTCATCAGTAATAGAGTCTAATCTAATTTGATCTGACTTAATTTGTAGCAACTCATCAAAAGGAACACCTTCTTCGTAGTTAGTAATTAGATCAGAAATCTCTCTAGGAAGACTATCTATCCATTCTTTAACATTGTTATCAGCTACTGATTTAAAGTAGTTAAACAAAGCTTCTTTATCTTCAAATGTATCTTCAACAATACCTTCTTCTTTTAATAGCTCTGATAATGTTCTGTAGATATTAGATCCATCTTTAGGTTTCTTAGGATTACTATTATCCTCTTCTAAGTTAGAAGAATCATCTTCATCTTCAATAGTAGTTTCTGATAATTCTTTTTCTAATTCATCTAAAGATATTGCACCATTATCAGCAGGTTTATCTTCGTCTTCTTCTACTTCTTCTTCAGGTTTTTTGCTAGTTTCTTTCTCTAAAGAATCTACACTAACAGCATCTTGATTAACAAGAAAGGACCCTAACCCTTCAAATAAATCGTTTTTTTCTTCACTCATTGTAGTTAATATATTAGTTTATTGTTAATTTCTTGCTATTACTAAAAATAAATTTAGTAATTCTATAGCTTAAGTATTACTTTTTACTTGTTATAAATTCATTTAAACAAGATCCCAGTAAATCTACAAGTTTCTCATCTTCTGATAAGTTTTCATAGCCTATTTTATCTAACCAAGAATGTATTACTTCGTGACATATAGTTTGATCAATATTGTCGGGACTCATTTTATATTCTGGTATAGCCTTCTGATAATATATAACATTTTGATTAGGTTTCCATAATCCTATAGATCCTTTTTTATAAAGTTTCTTTTTAGGTAGGATTTGTATAACTTGTCCAAATATTGTATATTGAGTAATCATTTTTATTTAGCTTTAGTTCTACCTTTTAAATTTATACGAGCAATCTTCTCATCATTAATCATATTATCATAATCTCTATCTATCTCTTTCTGCTTCATCTCTTTTTCAGTTTTAAGCTTCTCTCTTTCTAAAGATAATTTAGATTGCTCAATTCTTTCTTTAGCTGCTACCTCATGTCTTTTAATAGATTCTTTAGAGTACATTTCTTGTTGCTTTAAAGCTTGTTCTCCAACAGCTGCTATATCTAATGGGTTAGGACCCTCATCTAAACTATAAGCCTTCATAGTTTCAACTTGTATTTTAACCTCACGGTCTAGTTGATTATCTAAAGCTTCTTGGTCTAGCTTAGCGTACTCTAAATCCATTTTAGCTTGTAGCTCTTGTTGTTTAGCTTGTAATGTAGCTTGTACTTGTTTTTGATTAGCTTCGTATTCAGCTTGTTGTTGTTGACTAGCTTCATCTTTAGTTTGAGCTATAGACTTTTCTATCTTTCTTCTAATAGAAGCTAAAGATTGATTAGAATAAATATCCATTAATTGGATAAGACTTACTTGACCAGTTTGTAAACCAATCTCAGTAGCTTGTCTTAACATATCAATAGCTCTTTGATCTTCCATAGCATCTCTAATGAATAAGTCATACTCACACTCATTAATTAGCTCTCCATCTAGTTTAAAGATTTGAGTAGTATAATCATCTTCTATATATTGAATAGTTTTATTATCATTTCTTAAACAGTATTTAGCTGTTTCTAATAATGCTGCTAAAACTCTTACTTTTGTATTGTCATGTATTTTAAAGTACCACTCTGTAATATTAGAACTAGCTAATTTATTTTCTTGTGTTACTCCTAAGCCTTGATCACTTGTAGTTCTCTGGCCTCTTCTTTCTGCAGTAATACCTGTGATTAAATCTAGCTCTCCTTTAATGTACTCAAGCATCTGTATATGTTGTTGAATATAGTTACCCATATCCATATCTAATACAGCTTGATTGCTATTCATATTACCAGCAAGTTTACCAGTAGCAGCACCTTTATTAGCCTCTCTAAAACTATCAGTTACAGCAAGGTTCATTTCTCGCATATAATATAACCACTTATCAGGCTCCCATCCAGCAGGTATCTTAGCTAAATCTAAATTAGCTACTTTACCAATGTTTTTAGCAAAAGCTAATTGAGTTCTATGATAAATTACATTATACATGTATTGACTAGACTTCATTAAGTCTACTAAGCTTACAGGTTGGCTACTATTTGTTTTATAGATAGTTCCTATATAACCGCTAGCACAAGTTGAAATGTTGTTTAAACTTCTAAATTGAATAGGTCTTGGTTGAATCTTTATATAGATCTCATTAGCTATCTTAGTACCTTCCCACCATTCTCCAATCCAAAGCCATTTAACTGTTTCTCCTAAATCCTTATTAGCTTTGTAAAATTCACTAACCATAGTTTCTTGAGCTTGTCCTTGTTCATCTAAGTAAGTTAATACTCCAACTTTTCTAAGACTTCTCCAAACTACCTTAACTCTTCTAACATTATTTTGTGAATCAAAAGATAAATAACTATTAGCACTTGTATTAATCTGATTAATGTTAACACTACCAGTTAATCCAAATGGTACAGCAAACGTAGGGTCTTGTAATTCGTAACCTACTGGTCCACCATAAGTACCTTTAGCTTTATACATAGTTTTCTCCCCTAACCAATCAATTTCTGATGGTTTAAGGTAGTCATAGTAGTCATCAATAACCTTACTAATAGGAATATAGTCTTCTTCTATGATAATATCACAATCCTCTACCTTATTAGAGTCAGGAGGTAATAAAAAGTAAGTATTTAATGGGTTACATTTATGTACTATAGGCTCATTGTTAATTATATCTACTCTATATACCTCTTCAGCGCATATTAAAGAGTCTTCAAAGCCTTTAGTAAAGATTTCAGCTATTTTATTCTTTTGTATGTAGTGTTTTAGTAACCTGTTTCCAGATAACTCTCTAACATCTTGCCATTCATAGTTTAAATAGTCTTTCTTTTGTCTAAGTCTTTTCTCTACCTCTTGTTCAAACTTAGCTTGAGCCTCTTGATTTCCTTCAGGAGGTTGTTCAACACCCTCTAATAGAATTTGTTCTATAGTTTGTTGCATTAAATCGCGTTTAGCTACTTCTTTTTCACTAATTGCGTCCTCATTATTCACTTTTAAGTGATAATCAAACCTACGTTTAATCTCCTCACCTATTAAAGCCTTAATATAAGGGTTAATAAGTGGGTGATTTAGAGGTTTTGATGGGAAATGTATATCTTTTAGCCCTAATGGGTTCATAATAAGCTCCATATCACTAGGGTGTAGCTTACCTGCATATAAATCATAGTTAACCAACTTAGAATACCTAGAGTTTCTTGTATATTGATTCTGATTCAATATAAGACTCTCTGCAGCATCTACATTATCTTTACCCCAAGCGTCATTCTTAGCAGTATCAGATACTTTTTGATTAGGAAATGTTATGTTTTGGTTAAATTTTTGCATGTGTATGTACTATTATATAGTAAGTAACGTATAAATCTATAATTAGCTAAAAATAAATTTTGTGATTATATAGCTTTTCCTCGGTAGTACCTATCAAAAAATTCGTTAAAGCTATCTTTTTCTTCTTCGTCTTCTTCTATTACTATTTTTATTCTATCTTGTCTAAGAATAAGTAGCATACCTAAAGCACTTACCCTATCAAAGTTACCATCTTCATTCCAATAAATAATCTCACTTAATAATGGAACACTTGGTATAGTATGGGTATTTGTTAAGCCTACTTCTTGATTATAAGCCTGGTCTAACATATACTCTCTAATTAACATCCTAGCATACTTATTAACTTCTTTAGAAGCATTAGTACCTTTAGAGGTATTACCTGATTCTCGTATTACAGATATAATCTGCTGATCTCTAAGAATCTTGGGAGTGTTACATAATAAGTGTAAACAATTTTTTTGCTCAAAGTAAGCAAATAATCCCTTTTTATTATTCTCATAATTACAAATTGCATTATAGTAAGATATTAATTTTCTACATATCTCATAAAACTCTTTAGCTGTCTGAGGTCTGCCTGTATATTCAGCTACTATCCTACCTGTTAATGCATGCATAATAAATATACAACCTAATGAGTCTGTTGTTGATTGATCATCATCATAAGGGTCAATACCAGCTATATAAGTACCATGGGTAGGGTTATCTGCATAAGGTTGCTCAAAGATTTGTACACAACCCTCTTTATCATCATCAGCTTGTAGTGGAAACTTAACTATAGGTAACCTATCAGATAACTTAAACTCTATACCCGTTTGTGTTTGCCTTAAGTCTGCATTCCAGTAACTATCTGTAATAAGTTTACTTCCTTCTAGCTCAGCTTTTCTATCTTGTGCTAACTCAGTAGGAAAGATATTATTACCTTTTACTAAGAAAGCCTCCATTGTGTTTAAAGGGTACTGGGTAATAGCATCTCTAAATGCTTTCATATCACCCTTCTTGGTTTCCCTAAACTTCATAATAGAAAGTAGAGCTAGCTTCTCATTAGAGTTACCATCAGCATCTACTAGAGGAGTTAATTTATTATTATTATCTGGATCTGGGTAATCTCCAAAGCGTTGTCTTGAAGCTGGTAAAAACCATCCACATTGAGAACCTACTTTTTCTTTATCCCAAATATTATCAAACGCTAGTAAGTTAAACTTCTCAGGATTATAGAACATCTCAGCAAACTGCAATGAACCCTTGTCCATATCTCCAGCAGTACCAAATAGAATTGGAAGTCCTACCATTGAATCCCCATCTTTCCATGTAGGTTCAGAGATATTGTAAGACTCTTTAATATTAGCAAATAGACCCGCTTCTTCAAATAGGAATATATTGGCTGTTAGACCAATTGAAGCAAAGGCATTATCTTGGAAGGTTAATCTTTTAATTTCTGAGTTATATCCTACCCATTGAGGAACTCCTTCTACTACTTTCTGGTGTCTAGCCATAACATGCTCCCTTGTATCAGGATTACGCGGCTTAGCCCATACAGTATTCTTATTTAGAAAGTTTAATCCTTCTAAAGACATATTCATTGTGTTCTCAGATAGCTTCTTTTCATAAGCCCCAATAACACACTTAGCATCTCTATAGAAGTTATATTCATGTACTACTACACCAGCATTCTTATAAGAGAATCCAGTTCTACGAGGCTTAGTCATAATAACTCCTTTCTTCTCTCTTCTAGCTTGGTCTAGTATTAAAAAATATTCTAAATCCACATCAGTAAATCTAGGGAATATTTTTTTCTTTCTACCAGTAATATTATCTTTACCTAGGATAGTAAAGAAGTTTAAATAAAAATAGTATGTACCAGGTATCCATAGATTACCTACAGAATACCCGTCCATACAACGTCTTACTTGTTCATCCCAAAACTCATCATATTGGTAAGTCCCTACTAAAGCTTTAGTATAGCTACCTGTCTTTTCAAAGTGCTCTCTAGTTTCTAAAAATTGATTAGTTCCTATTAGCATCATTACTCGTTATACTTACTATTAACATTAATATCACCTCTATTCCTAGAAGTTTGTTTCTCAGTTTCTTTTTCTACAGCTTGTTGTAACTTATCAAAGTTACCAACAGCAGTTGATATATTCTTATATACTTCTAGAATTAACTTGATAGACTCATCGTCTACGCTAGTATTTTCTAAGTAGCTTGCAATATCATCTATCTTATTTCTAGCAGCTTGTAACAACCTTTGTAGAGGAGTTTCTTGTAACTCTTTATACTTAGTTAAAGCATCTGCGATAGGTTGGGATACTTTAAACTTAGCATCACCTAACATATCTAGCTTAATAGTAGCTTCTTTCTTATCCCTAGGGTAACTAGAGTAAGGAGAATTATAATCTACAAAGTGGTAGATAAAAGTAAAGGCTTTATAGGCCTCTACTTTATCTTTAGTTTTATCAGCTTTCCAAATAGCGCTAAACTCTGGTATAGTTAGTATCTCTGGAGAAACAATTACATTATTATCCTTTTGTTGGAATACCTTCATTAATCGTTATGACCCTTATTAATTGTACCAAAGTAAGCATCTTTAACTACTTCCTTATCTACTACTACATAAACACTAGACTCATAGATTAAGATATACTCATTAATTTTACCCTCCATATCAGTTACTGTTAGAGGCATAATAGCTCCAGCTCCTAATACATAGTCACCTACTTTAAACTTAGTTACGTCATCTGCAATAGCTACAACCTTCAAAGGTTTGTTATCTACTGTTACTGTACCCCCTGCTAAGATAATACCGCTTACTGTTGTTTGAGGTACTTCTACAATTAATTGTCTGTTGAATAATTTAATCCCGTTTAACCCTTGCTCGTTAGTCATATAATTTATTTATTTGTTTTTACTTTCTTCAATTTCTTCTGGAGTAGCTTCTAAGAATTTACCTAGTGGACACTTACTTTCTAAGCTTCTAGTCTTGCTAGATATTGGACACCCACATCCTGAATATTCATCTCCCTCGTTTCTTGTCTTACCTTTATATATAAAGTCTTTAACAACCTTACCTTTCTTTAAAGGGCTACATATCCCTAATACATTTAAAGGACACTCAGCACATATTAAAGCTCTTGCTTTAGCAATATATTCTACCTTCTTATTAGGGAATATAACATTCTTCCAACCCTCTACAATCTCAGTATAACTGCTGCTCATTGTAATACCATTTAGTTAAAATATCTAATAACTCTTCTTGAGCTTTCTCATCTTTAGTTCTTATACCCCAACTATCACTAGCGCTAGTTATATTAACTATATACTCAAACTCAAACTTATCTTCGTCATCATCATCTACAAACTTATCTACCTTACTAGATAGTGATCCAATGTGCTGCTTCTTAGTATACCAAATACCATTTAAAGAGAAATTCTTTTCACTTGAAAGGTTAATACCTAAAGTATCATCTTCCTCATCTATCTTTATATTTAGATCTAAATCTAATTTAATAATCATCTTATCCCCTACTAGGGTAATTATACTTGGAGTATACTTAGTAGGCTTTTCTCCTTTTAAGAATCTAGGGTAAACAGATATTTCTGTTATACCGTTGATCTCTATAACCTCAATACTCTTAGATTTATTTTGATTCATCTTTACTCTTTTTAACAAAGTTATTAATTTCTTCTCCGTTCTTAATCTTTCTTAGTATGGGTACAACAGGTCTAAATTTACCTAACCCTTGAATAAGATAAGTCTTCCAATTACCGACTATCTTAGTATCTTCCCTCATAAACTTAAAAGGAGATTCATATATCTCTTGTATTACATAAAGAGGTAAACCTTGTTCCTTAGCTACCTCTCTAAGTATTGGATCTATAAACTTACTATTATTCATCTTCTACAATAGTTAGCCTAATATTAATCTCAATCTTCTTATCCTTAATAGGAGGAAGGTAAAGAATCTTAGTCTTAGTAATAAAACCTCTTCCCCTTAAACCAAATAAGATATGAGAGTAAGCGCCAGAATTAAAGCTTGTACCTAGATCCTTAGATACAGCCTCTCTAATTTGGGCACTTGCTTCCTTCCTAAACAGTAGCATATTAGCTACGTCTTCTCCAAGATGTATGTAATTATTGTATACTAGAGCCATCTTTGCGAGTACCTTCAATTGTACTGGGCCTAGTTTATTTTTCCCTAGTAAAGGGTTAACTAAAGTATAGTATTGCTCTATAACCTTAGATTTAGAATTATCAATCTTTATCTCTATCATTCCTAAATTGTTTAATTCTTTCTATTTAATATAGCTTTTGTTCATATTAGAGAATAGAATCCCCTAGTGAACTAAATCACTTCGCTATATTCTAGTTAAAATTTTATTTCAGGTGTCCGTTTTTAGCCTACTTACTCAATCATGACCATTAGGGAGCCTTGAATAAATCCAAGATCTTGTTATTTTTTACCCTTGAGTAACACACCTTACTTTAAATTAACTATTGTGTAACTATTGGAGAAACCTCATTTCAACTAATTGATTACCAATTGTCTACTCTTACTATCCAACTTCTAGGTTCCTACTCTTTAAGAGTATTCCCCGATACTAACTCGTAAGCTGTCATCTTACTGGCTGTGTTACGATATACAATATAACAATTAAATCACACTTGTCAAGCCAAATAATGTTAAATCTTTTATAAAAGTAAAATTTTTAAAATTTTTTAGAAAAATTTAGTGAGGGTATGTGAATGAGTACCTCCTAAAGCTTTGCCCACCCACCTGAAACATTGCAGGTAAGCTACCACCTATAGAAAGTGTAGAATATAATAATAAATATTATGAAACAAGTAACAATTTTAAAGGTTGGATTAACATCAAAGGGTCAGAATTGGGCATTAATTACTAAAACTGTTGAAGGTTTTATTATGAAGGCTTTTGTAACCACTGTTGAGCCCTTGGTAGAGGGTGAGGTATTAAATATACCAAGTGAAGTAGCAAGTGGAATTGAGTGGAAAGCGTAGTAGTAGAGGGCGAAAGCCCTTTATCTATCTATCTATCTAACTAACTATCTAACTCATTTTCTCCTCATCTGATTATATAGCTTAAATTGAGCAAGACTTGACTACAATGATAACAACCCATAAGAGGGTCAATATGTAGTATAATGCACTGAAACCCATTAGCTAATCCGAAGGTTGCAATGCTCAATTTTAATTAACAAAAAACTAATTGCTTCTAGGTTCTATCATAAGATAGTTTAGTAAAAGCACAATACTTAAAACAATGATACCAGAATACTTACAAAAAATGCTTCTTCAATCTGTTGTTAAACAACATTCAAGAGGATTACGCAGATATTTTCCAATTACTGCTAAACGCAGAAAAGGTTGGAATTATCTTAATGAAACTTTCTTCATTATTTATGGTAGAAAACCAAAAGATAACTTTGAAGTAGGTTGTGCAATTTTAAGTCAAGGTCTTGATACTTATGTAGAAAGATTTGATGGTAAATTGTGGGTAAGAACTATTTGCGTAGAATAATTACAGGTTGGTAAACCTTAAAGCTTCCAATTTTACAGCTTAGGGATAATCCTTAAGTTTCAAATCTTACAGAAAAAGACACAGATGATAATGTGTGTATAATGCAAACAAATTCAAAAAGTAGCATACCATAAATAGAATTATCAACTATTTAGTAGCTCGTAAACTTATAACAAGGTGTCTTGGTAGGACATAACCTTGTTTAGATAAGAGCCTGTAACATTACTAAAAAGGCTCTTTTCCAATGCACTAACCTTAGGGTTAGCGGTTGTAATAGTAAAAATATTGATACTTGATAACACTGTGAAGTTTATCAGCGGAGCTTGACTCAAGAGTATTAATTACTTATTATTAGTCATTGAACTAATGTAAGCTATTACAACTGAGTGCAAAGGATTGGGTATTCCGATAGCCTTGTAAACGGATAGTTATGCATAAAGTAGTGTAAAGCCATTACAACACATTAAACTATTGTGTTCAGTTGCATAGTGATAACAACCTGCAAATTAAAAAACTTAATAACTTCTCAAGTTGTTGAGAGCACCAGCTTCTATCCAATTGGACTATAACCTTACTCACTATGAAGACAAGGGTGTTCGGGATAGTTTTAGATGTAAAACACAAAATTACAAAAAGCCCTATTTTATCTGGTTATAGGCAACAATTGAATGTAAGACTTACATTAAACCAGACAAATCATTAGAGTGAACCTTGGAATAATACATTAAATCCACTTAGCTACCTTCGAAAGGGTGTAGAGGCTGTAAGAAACCTAACGAGAATGATAAAAACATTTATTTACTAACAATTTAAAAAGCAACTGGCAAGTTGTAATAATATGCAAAACAAAATGGAAAATTATGTATTAATAGATGATGATAATAACAGTTATTGTCAGTTAGATTCTTGTTATGCTAAATCTCTTATTTCAGCTCAAATAGAATTTTCTATGCGTGGTTGGGTTATTGGAGAAATAATGACATTGTGGGATTACCAAGGTATACTACAAAACGAATGTGAGCTTAATGGTTTAGAAGATCAATCAAATGAGCAATAAAATAGTTTACTGGAAACAACGTAATGGTGTATTAATATCTATAGATAATATGGATATTAATCACCTACGTAATACTCTTAAAATGATTGTGAACAATAGTAACAAGCATAAAAAGAGAACTGAATTTAAACTCAATGGTGATATGGCCAATGAATTTAATAATAATTACCATTCTGATGAATATGATGAATGCGATGCTACTGAAATAGATACTTACTAAAAATTATAAACAAAAACAATTAAAAACAAATTCCTATGAAAGTAATAATTTACATTTTTCTCTATCTTATACTGACTGCTACTTATTATCTAGCATTATCAGCATTTGGCTTATTCTTTACTGACTATAAAAGTATTATAAGTGATCCAGTTTGGTTTGGAACTTACATAATGCTATTTCATTGGTGGTTAGCTCCATTATCTTTAGATGAATATTATCAAAAACATTTATAAAACAAAACATCACCTTTTAGGTATTGAGTCCTTTAACATCTCGCTGGGAGGTGGGGTGATGTTTATTTTAACCTAAAATTAATTATTAATTAAAAAACAAACAAACAAATGACTGACATCAAATTACTTTTATCTTTAAGCGCCTTATGGATAGTAAGCGCATTACTAATTTATTGCTTTCTTATTATAATATCCAACCTATTTAATTATAGAACAGGTATATTATTTAGATTAGCTTCATTCTGGATAGGTATTCATTATTCTAAATCTTGTAAAAGATGGTGTTTAAATCTAATACCTTGTGTAACATTGTATATTAACAAACCTAATGGTGTATTACCTAGCTTAAAACTATTGTAATGGTACTTATAGATATACTTATTTTAGTTTGGGTATGTTATGAATTACCTAAACTTATTAATAATATTAAAAAATGTGATCCTTACTATGATTATAATATAATTGTAATTAACAAGATTACTATTTTTATAGGTATCATATTAATATTATTAAGCACAAGATCAATTATTCAATCACTAAATCAATTTATACAATGGATATAGCACTAATCAGTTTACTAGTTATTGTTTGCATATTACAATATACTAAAGATTATTTTATTATTGATAGTAATCAACTAATATCAGAAAAAGAATATGAAGTATCTTATTGTGAGTCAGTTAAAACTTACAAAGTTAAATCTTATACCTATAAGATTACTTATAAAAATAAGAGAATAGCATATAAAACTTTTAATATTATAGATGATGGTAGATAAAATGAGTGAAGAAGAATATTTAGAATGGTTATTAACTCCTAAAAAACGAATAAAATGTTACCAGGTATAATAGTAGGTATATTAATTAGTATTATTGTAGCTATTATAGTAGTATATAATGGCAGTACAAAAAAAACATATAAAAAGGTCAAATTTAAAGTTATTGATAAAGATAATCCATTATTATATACTTTCGAATATGACTTATTTTTAAATGAAGTAGATAATTCTATTACTTTTTATAAAAAAGAATTTATAGATAGTTCTGATGAAAGAACTTGTTCTTCAATTTATTATTTAATAGAAGAATTAAAAGTTAAACATCCACATAAAATAATTGAAGTAGTTTACTACGATTATAAAATTAATTAAAAATGTATCAAATAAAAAACAAATAAAATGAACTTAAAAAACAAAAATCTTTCTAAAGTTAATGATTTAGCTTCTAGAAACAGTGATATGCCTAAAAAACTTATCAGAGAAGAGCGTGATAAATATCTACAATCAGATGCTGTAGATTGCTCTAATGACTTTGAAATGGTAGCCAAAGATTTAAGGCCTCCTGTTAGAAGAGTAATTGTTAGAGAAAAACTAACAGTTGCTGAAAGAGCAGAACTAAAAAAAATTAAGCAGTTATATAAACAAGCTGCTTAATGAAATCGCCTAAAGATATTGATACTCCTCTCACAAAGAAATGTAATACGTGGGAGGAGTTAAAACAGCAAGGTGTGAGTGTAGATAAAGTTCTATACTTACCTATAGGTGTTACAACAGGTAACATAAAAATACAAAAAACAAAGTCTTATGAAATAGACAAGATTAATAGAGGAATTAAAGAAAGAGAATTTATTAATATAGAAAATTTAAAACAAAATGAACTCAACAATTTTATTGCAGAAGACTCAAACTCCGAGAGAGAGGATTGAGAAGTTAAACTCTAATACTATAGTTAAAGGTATTGGTAGAAAGTATAATCAATCATCTGATTGGTTATGGATAAATAAATACGGCTCTGTTAAACTAAAGAACCTTGAATTTAATCATTTAAGATCTATTTTAAGTAGCCTAAAACCTTCAGAATTAAGATTTAATGGTCATTCAGCTAATGAATGGATACAAGCTCTTAAAACTGAAATAAACCAAAGAAATGAAATGGCTGATAGTTTATTAGCTAATATATTTCCAAAGTTTAGACAATTACATACCCAAGCTGTACAAGAAATTCTCCAACATAAAAATAATGGCTAGACATATAAGTTGAGAGAACATTTAAAATATTAGCTTAAAATAAACAACTAAATAATTAATTACAATTTAAAACAAAACAAACATGAAACAATCATTAAACGGAATCACAAAAGAATTTGCAGTATTATCAGTAGATAAAGTTACAGCATCAGAGTACAAAGAAGGTATTTACCAAGCACAAATCAGACAAACTGTTACAACAACTTACCCTAGTAAGAGAGTAGATAATAGTATGCAAGATAGTTTATTTGCAATCGAAGATTTCAAATTAGAACTTGGTGAATCATATGAATCAACACGAGTAGGCTGGATTAATGTACCAGAAGGTACAACAGCTGAACAAGTAGCACAACTATTAGGTACTAAACCAAATGCACGTATTTGCAAAAAGTATTCTAATAAACTACTTGATGTCTTAACAGACGAGCAAAAGTATTCAATATCAGCAGGTCAAAGAACTGCAGCTCAATTTGCAGAGTCTTTAGTTATTAGAAATTCAGCTGGAGAAATTGTACAACCAGTACAATACTCACAAGGATTTTATGTTAATGACTTTAGTAACCACAAAGGTAGTAGTGAAACTGGTATTAATATCTTTGGTGATATTGATATTAGAGTAGCTAAAACTGTAACTGTTGCTACTCAAGCTGAAGCAGCTGCTAAAAGTGCTCAAGTAATTAGCAAGTTACAAGCTGAAGTTGATGCTTTAGCATAACTAAAGATTAAAGGGTCTATTACACCTATTAACAAGTAGTAGTATCAATAGTATTAGGAGAGTTCTGGGAATTTCTCTCCTATACTATTTTTAAATTTAATAGCAATTAATATGACTAATAAATACGAGCCTATGACGTGGTATAGTAATAGTACTTTACAAGGTACTAATATACATCAGTTAATACAAGATAATACCCTAGAAGCAAAGGAAATGCTTAAAATAGTAGGTGATATACCTAGCTATAAAAGTTTCTTTTATTTTATTAGCAATAATAAAGTAATTATAATAACAAATTAAAATACGGTCAGGTGGCGGAATGGTAGACGCTATCTAAAAGATCATATGAAAGGGTGACATAAGAGTGAAATGAATAAACCCACTTACAGGTTCAAATCCTGCTCTGACCACAAACTAAAAACAAATAATATGAAAAACATAATAATAGACGGTGTAGAATATACACCTGTAATTAAACAATCTCAAATAGTTAATAAGCATTATCACTTTGAGTTACATCCAGATAATTTAGGAGAAATGACTTGGGATGAAGCTATTAAAGCAGTTAAAAAGTTAGGAGATGGTTGGAGATTACCAACTATTCAAGAATGCTTTATAATTTATGAAGATAAATTGATAAAAAACCAAGACTATTGGAGCAGTACCGAGTATGACGCATCCGATGCGTACCTCTTCAACTTCAACTTTGGTTACGCCAACCTCTCTTATAAGACAATTACTTACCCCGTGCGTGCGGTTCGGGCTTTAGAAAACATAGAATTTAGATGAAAAAATCTGAAGCATTAAAATATTTTTTATCATTGATACAACAAAGAGGAAGCTCACATATATCTGAAGAAGCATATAACGAGATATATAGAAAAATAAAAAATATGAATGAACCTATAAGTAAAATTCAAATAGATAATCTTATAAATTAAAAAACAATATGAAAAAAATAACACCATTTATAATTGCAACTTTAATAGTTTATTTTTGCTTTGCATTTATAACTTGGCATTACAATCCTTCACAATGGGTAATGGAAACAAGAGTTTTATTTATATTTATTTGCAGTGTCACTTTGTTACTTATTGAAGTTAAACAAGACATAAATAAAATAAATTAAAAATATGATTATCCAACTTAACCCAATGATACCTATATTTAGAGTATCAGATAATATGGAAGGTTATGCTTTTTTAGTTATAGATTATAGCCAAGAGCATAACCTACTATTTACTTGTGCTATGGATAATGGAGAGATTTGGACATTAAACAATAAAGAAATTAGATTTTGTAAAAACATATCACTAGATAGATTAAAATAATATGATAATAATTATAGCAATAATAATATTAATAATAATAACAAGTTTTTTAGTTTATCAATTTTTTGGAGATACTATAGGTAAAAGAATAGAAATTGATATGTCAAGAAATGTAGTATATGGTTGGTATTATGGCGAAATTTTAGCGAGTAAAAGATTCAGATATAATTACACAGCTGAAGAAGTACTTAAAGCTAAAGAATTAGTTAAAATTGAATTAGATAAAAACATAAAAATTTATAAAGAAATTCATAAATGAGTCACATAATAAATTACATCAAAACTAATTGTTATACTAGACATAGTTGTTTAGCTTGTATTATGAATTTTTATAATACATTTAAATTTAGACCTGAGTTACAATTTGTATCAGAAGGCCGTGTTTTTGATGCTTATGCTGATAAAAATATAAAACAAAATCAAGAAATCTTATCTAATTTATATGTCTATATAAATGATGGTAAAATAGTAGAAAGTTTAGAACACTTTAATGAACATTTGTGATCATAGAAAAATTATTACCCGCGTTAGAATTAATTATTATTCTTATATTAATAGGAGTAACTAAAAATACATTTAAAAAAAATAATAACATGCCTAAAATAAAAGAAGAATCAGAAGTATTATATGATTGGTTATTTCATATAGACCCATATACTAAAACAGCAAATGCTTATCATCGTGAAGATTATATGGCTTATTGGAGTGGGGCTGAAGCTAAACATAAGATTCATAGAAGCAAAACTATGAGTATTAATGAACTAGCTGAATATATAAAACTTAAAGAAAAGTAATGAGTCAAGCAAGAAACTATAATAGAAGTTTGAAGCAAGCTAAATCTAATTCTATTCAAACTAAAATAGTTAATAGATATTTTAAATTAAAAGATGAGTATTCTAAGCTTCCTTACGAAGAATTAGACTCTCTAGCAAAAGATGTTTATGAAGGTAGGGTAAAGTTATCTAAAACAGATAAACAAGCCTTATATGATACTTATAGACCTCAATTGATGCAAAAAGCACAAGAAGAGTTTGCAACTAAAATGGCTAATAAGAAAGAAGATGACAAGTAATCAACAAAATAGAGTTATGTTTTTAGCTAAAAAACTAAAAATACAACATAGTTTAGAATATTGGTTAATTCTTAATAAACTAGCTGAACATAAAAACTGGACTCCTATAACTATAGTTGATAAAGTTAAAGAATTAGGTATGATTTGCTTTAATAATGATATAAATCATCACCCTATTGATTGGTTATATAATGAGTATTTAAATAATAAATAAAATAAAAAAACTAAATTATGACTAGCATAGAACTAACAGAAGAACATAAAGTTAAGTTACTTGAGATGTGTAAAGTATTGTTTCCTGAATCTAGGTACTGGTGGGAATATGAAATGTATGGTAGAGCATTAAAACAAGACTTTAATGATGTATTAGCTGTTGCAGAAACACTTAATCCGCCTATAAACATAGGTACAAAAGAAAAACCTTGGATGCAAACTACTAGTTATTATAATATTCATTGGTTTGAATTTTGTTTGCTGCACCTTTCTGAAAAAATTTACAAATCTTTTTTTAAATTAGGAGAAGAAGATAATTGGTATGGTTGCCATCTTAATTGGGCAATTAATAGTATGTACACTCAAAATACAAATAAAGTACATTTGGTAGACTACTTATATGAAGAATTTAAAAAATAAATTAAATGATATACACAATAGGTTGTTGGGATAGGTTATTTGAAGATGATGAGTATAAAGAAAGTACTGTAGAACATTGTTTAAGCTATTTTAGTAACCACAAGAGTATTCAACTAGATACTGAGACTAAAGGTAAAGATGCTCATAGCAAAGCTTTATTATCTTTACAATTAGGTGATTCAGATAATCAATGGGTTATTGATGTACGTAAAATAAATATCTTAAACTTTAAAGACCTCATAGAGAGTAAGATAATAATAGGACATAATCTTAAATTTGATTATAAGTTCTTAAAGCATGCAGGAATAACATTAAATAATTGTTATGATACTATGCTTACAGAATGTGTCCTATATTGTGGTTACGATAAGTGGGGTTATGGTTTAGATAAGCTTGCACAAAGATATCTTGATGTAACTTTAGATAAAAGTACAAGAGGTGATTTCTTTAGATTAAATGCAGAACCTTTTAACACTGATCAAATTTTATATGCTGCTAGAGATGTTAAATATCTTCATAAGATAGCTGGATTACAATACGAAAGAGTTAGAAAATATAACTTAGAATATTGTGTTGATTTAGAAAATGAAGTATTTAAATCTCTTGCAGATATAGAATATAATGGTATGACTTTAAATAGAGAAAAGTGGTTAGGTAATACTAATACTTTTAAACAAGAGTTAGATGATTTAGAAATTCACTTAGATAAAGTAATAACTGATGAACCTCTATTACAAAAGTTTGTACCTAAATATATTCAGAGTAATTTATTTGATGAACCTGAAAGAATACTAAAGATAAATTATGCTTCACCATTGCAAATTAAAAATATTTGTAATACTTTAGGATATGATATTGATAGTACAAATGACAGAGAATTAACTAAATTAGCTGATAAGCATGAATTCTTTAAAGTACTACAAGATTACAGAGAGAAAGCTAAAATAATATCTACTTATGGAGAAGGTTTCTTAGATTATATTAATCCTCATACCAATAGAGTTCATACTAGTTTCTGGCAAGTGCTTAATACTGGTCGTGTTAGCTCTGGTTCTAAAGATGATAATGCGCCTAACTTACAAAACATTCCAGCTAAAAATATATTTAGGAATTGTTTTGAAGCTAGACCAGGTTATTTATGGGTATCTATTGACTATAGTGGTCAAGAGTTAAACTTAATGGCTGATGGTTCTGGTGAAGAAGGTTTTATAGATGTATTAAACAGAGGTGAAGATTTACATTGTTATGCAGGTTCTCTAATGTTTAAGAAAACTATAACTAAAGCTGATAAAGACCTTAGAAACAAAGCTAAAACCATAAATTTTGGTAAACCATATGGTATGGGGCCTAACAAACTAGCTGATACTTTACAAATTAGTATAGAAGAAGCTGAAACACTGTTTAAAGAATATGGAATAGCTTTCCCTAAACTAAATAAATGGTTAGATACTCAAGCTAAACTAGGTGTAACAAGAGGTTATAGTGAAACATTTGCTCCTTGTAAGAGGAAAAGATTTTATCCTGAACTAGAAATTATACCTAGATTAAGAGAAGAAACTAAATATGTTATTAAAGGTTCTCCTGAAAGTAAAGTTTTGTGGAAGCAAATACTTCAAACTGAAGGACAAGTTCAAAGAAATTCTATGAATAGCCCAATTCAGGGTTAAAAAGACCGAGCCCTGATTAAACAATGTGAATTGCTGGAAGCCTGAAATGGTAATCAGCAGCCAAGCCTTACAGAAATGTATTGAAGGTTCAACGACTAGAAAAAGTAGTCTTAGTATTTAGCTATATAAATACAGACAAAATTTCCACGAGCGCATTGCTTTATTAACATTTTATGTTATATTGACTCCTACACTAATAACGGAGAAGATATGAAAAAATGTAAATTATGTAATTTAGAACAAGAAGATAGTAATTTCTATAAAAATGGAAAGTATCTATTGAGTAATTGTAGAAAATGTTTAAACAAAACTAGATTAGCCTATCAGAATGAATATAGAAAGAAAAATTCTGAAAAAGTTGCTATCTGGGGAAAAGAAAGTAGAAAGCGATTGCAAGCAGATGAAGTAAAAAGAGCTCATAAAAATGAGTTAAAAAGAGCTTCATTTAAACGGAATATAATACATGTATTATGGAAACGTACTAAAGATAGAGCATTAAAAAAAGGTTATGATTTTAACCTTGAAGAATCAGATATTACTATACCTGAATTATGCCCTATATTAGAAATCCCTATATTTTGTGGAGATCGTTCAAACTATAATAATAGTCCTACAATAGATAGAGTAGATAACAGTAAGGGTTATACAAAAGATAATATTAAAATTATCTCAATGTTGGCTAATACTATGAAAAACTCAGCATCTATTGATGAGCTAAAAGCTTTTTGTAAAAACATTTTAAATTATATAAATGATAAAGATGATATAGTCTAACCTACAAGGAAGAATAACTTGTAGAATCTAAGGATAAAGAGCCTTAGAGATAATAAAAAGTCGGGAGCTGATATTACTAAAGAAGCTTTAATAGGTGTTAGAGAGTTAATTATTACTTATAATAATACCTATAAAGAAGATGTAGCTTATCTTATATGTACAGTTCATGATGCTATTGATGTAGAAGTTAGAGAAGATCTAGCTAATCAATTTGCTAAAGAAATGGAAGATATAATGATAAACGCAGGTAATAAATATGTATCTAAAGTTCAAATGAAAGTAGATACTACAATAACTAAAGAATGGATAAAATAACTAAAAATGAATAAAAATGGATAATAATGAAATAATAGATGAAAGCTGGGTAGGCCAACGTGTTACTTGCACAATTTACCCTGATGATGAAGAAGGTGTTCACATTATTGATGCTAAAATATCAGCTCATAATGGTTACAATTACGGAATATGTCAAAATGAAGTTTCTGGATCTGATGATGGTGATCATTTAGGTTATGCTTATGTTTGGAGAATAGATAATGCCGTAGAAAATTTAAAACTAGTAAAACCAGAATTAAAGTTTAATTTTATGGATCTAGTAGTATCTGATGATGGATTATACTATGTAATAGCTAGTGATACAAATTTTGTAGGTCAGTGTAAAGGTTATTCTATTAAGAATGATGAATATGTAACTATAAATACTAATACTCTTAAATTATCTTCATTTGAAGAAGCTTGTAAAAAAGCTCCTACTCACGCTATAATTAATAGTGTTGAAGATAGTAGTAATCAATATAAGTACCCAGCGAAAAAACGTTTCTGTTTAGGTAAAACTTTAAAAATTGAAGCTCATAAAGAAGGGTCTGTCACTACTCCGCGTCATATTGTTTTATCATATCCAGATGGAAGCTCAGGTTGTTGGCTTTATAGTGATGTTACATTAACAATAGTATTACCAGTTATTTTTCTACAAAAGTTTGGTAAAGATTTAACAGTTAAAGTTGATGACACAGTTAGATTAATTAATAACAA